AGTAAAACTTTTCAAATATACAGAAGTATAACTATGTGAAACATCCTTTCATTAATCCATAAAAGGATACATAAAAATGCCACTCATTTGTTTATGAGCCGTCTGCTCTAACCAACTGAGCTAAAGGTACGGAATGCCACCACAACTCCTGCAAACAAAAAGAATGGACATAGACTAGATAATAATGGGTTTCGTTCTTTGTTGTGATGGCATATTTATTATTGCATAACTTTAAAAGAAAAAATAGAGTATATTTAACATTCATTTGCTTAGCTTTATAGTAAAAAATTATTGACGCTTTTTTTACATAGTATAGAATGACATTGTAAGCAAAAAAAGACCATGCTGTCAACATGGCCTACAAGCACTTGCGCGGATATCCAATCTGTTCAATCCCTAGATTAGTCTTGAATTCTAGTGTCTAGAATCTATAACCTTGCCATTGATTTCCGAGATCAATGGTTTTTTATTAGCAAGAATTACGATATTCAAAAAAAACGTTATTTTATCACTTATAATTTGTAATTATACTGCATCGAAATAATGTGCCACACGTACAAATAGTTATATTAAATCGTATATATTAAGTTTTCTTAATTTTTCATCTTATTGTTTTTTATATTTTACGCTTGCATAAATTTTACGTAAATGTTATATTAATTATGAGGATAGATCTATCACCTCATCTTTCAGTTAGCTCTAGATTGATAATAATCATATCAATCAAAGTGAGAAGAGTGCACTCACGTTCCCCCGCAGGCGGGTTAGCCTAGCGTTGGTCTGTATGGGACGGTATCCATACTTTGCACTCTCTTTTTTTTTGTTAAAAACTAAACAGAGGAGCGCCTTCTATGCCTAAAGATTTAAAAAAAACTTATAATCAATATCTAAATCTTGATGGCAAAACGGCAATTTTAACAACCCCATTCACCCCTCTAGATTGCTTTTACATAAAATTTGATATTCTTCAACTTCCACATTTGCTTGGACTACACAAAATATATAATGAACCTCCTAAATCTCTTTGCAGTAAACTGGCTTCTTCTTCAATTACATATGAAAAAATTCAGCGACATAAAATGTTTGGCTCTATCAAAGATAGAATTACTCTGTTTGATTTCATTTTAGATATATTCCTAGAAGATTATAACGGATCCGTTATTTATGTTTCTGAAGCTGATAGAAACGGTTCTTCTATGAAATTAGATATCGCATTTAATCATCCTTACAAAAATAAAATATTGACCCTTGGTTTAAGAGAAATATCCCCCGCTATATATGTCCCGGTAACCTTTTACGTTAAGAAAAAAATTATAGCCCAAGACTTCCAGCAATCTAAAAGAGCTAAAATTCTAAGTTTAGAGTTTATAGGAACTAAAAACATTCTCTTACGATAGCTTTAGAATTTATCTACTATAACCAATACAAGTTGTCACAAAGCGTAAAAAGACAACTGATAATAGTCAATATCGTTATGTACCGCCCCTCAACGAGGGGCTATTTTTTTATCGTTGTGGAATATTTAAATACCAGCGTTTATCATGGAAATCTTGCGCTCCGCCTTGCGTGTTCCCTTCTGGATCATTCGTTGCACGCATCATGACATAGACTTTCTTATTAGGGAAATTACGCATGTTGAACGATACATGATAACCAACATTTCCAGAAGTATTATAAGCTTGGTTTACATCTGGTCTATAAATTCCATCAGCTCTTACTCGAGCTAATTCTTTCCCAGTATTGTAATCCATAATGAAGATATACTCGTATTTATAGTTAGCAATGTGCCATCCAGCTACATGCAAGTTTGCGTTTTCGATTTCTCCAAACTGATCAATATGGGCGTAATTTGTTCCATCTGTCAGCGTAGGATTTGCTGCACCTGCTCTAGTTGGATCAATGACAGGCTTGTTTCCAGAAGTCGTTGGATTTTCATCTGTAAATCCATGGGCTAAATCGTAAGCCAGTTTCTCCTTACTTACGCCCATTTCTGATAAGTATCCATAAGGATCAGTGTGATCGCCCCAAATATTTTGAGTTACCCATAAATGTGATTTAATTCCTGGTTGGTTATAAGGCGTGTCCAATGTTAATGGAATACCATATTTTATTGCTGAATCTCTAGCCAATTCAACATATGCCTTGTAGTTTTTTTCAAACGTTGCTTTATCATGTGTGTGTTGTAATTCGATTTGCACAGGACTATTGGCATTAGCATACGAACCAGCACCATACTGCACATAACCAGGTTGACCGACTTGATAAACAATTCCGCCGTCTCCCACAATGTAAGCAGTGTAAGCACTAGTCCATGAACGTTGCATATACTGCGCTTCATTTCGTCCTGTCGCAGTTTCGTTTGCTGTTTCATGCAATAGAATATATTGGTTATTTGCTACTTGTGAGCTACCTTCGTTTGGGTCCAAATTAAATTCATTGTTAATCGTATAGGCAAACCCATTAATTGGCAATAAAAAAAGAGCCGTTAATAGGCTCATCGCAGTAATAGTAATTTTCTTTTTCATTTGTTTCCTCCTATTTTTTCAAATTATAAGCCGACACACCAGTGATAACACCTAAAAATGTTGCTACTGCATTGATAGTAAGTACTGTCATATCTGTTCCATTCCATCCATATGCTTTTCCTAACATGGCTACTAAAGCAGATGCAGCTGGCAATACTGTTAAAACTGTCCATTTAATGACTTGATAATACTTATCGGGTAAAATCATTTCTTCTCACCTCCTTTACAATTTAGTCAAGAAATAGCCAATGATCGTAATGCCTAAACCAATCATGTAACCCCACGACCATTTATTATTGGCTTTCATTTCTTTGATATCTTCCGCATTATTAAGCGCAATAGAGTATGCCTGATCCGCTCTATCTTTTGCACTTTCCGCTTTTTCGCGTAATGATTCGTAATTATCCAGTTTCGTTTCAATACGCACTAAGCGTTCTACCACGTCTTGTATTGCTTCGTCTTTCAACCAACTAGCCTCCTTTCATTGCAAAATAAAAAGCGCACTCGTTTGAGTACGCTTTGCATTTTATTTTAATGTGTTTTCAGATACATCGTATATTTTCTCAGCTATCCTTTGCATTCCTTCGTCATTTGGATGCCAATTGTCACTTAAGCCTTTAAATGTTTGTACACCTTCTGGCCCTTTGGTAGAACTGTCTTTCCAAATATTTGAAATGTCAGCTACTGGTAAATCATATTTTTTACCCGCTTCTTTGATAGCTTTATCAAACGGAATAGCTTTGTCTCCCTGATTCCAAGTCGTAACTAAAATAATTTTTGGTTTCTTATTTCCAATGGTCGACACTGTTTGAATCATCGTGTCTAAGTTTGCTTTAAATGTTTCGATGTCAGAACCATTTGCTGGATCTGCATCATTAGTCCCAAATTCAATCGTAATCAAATCGGGATTTTGAGATTTTATTTCTTCTAGACCGTTGATTCCATTTATACTAGTCCCGCCATAACCGGCTACTCCCTGTACATCTACTTGATAACCTAACTTATCCTCTAGCATTTTTGCATATACTTCTACAAATCGCTTATCCGATGAAGTTGCAAAGTATCCTTCTGTAAGAGAATCTCCCATCGGAGAATATACAATTTTACCACGATCTTGTTTTAGATTATCCGTTCCATTAGTTGACGTTAGCGTTTTGTTTTTACCAACTTTAGCTTCTAAATTATTTTGTTCTACTTTTGTTTTAATAAACCCAGCTGAAATAATTAAAAAGCTAATTAAAGCAACCACGACAACTGCCATATATCCCGTTTTCTTCTTCATATTACACCTCGTAAAAGTCTTATAAAAATAATATATCATACGTGTAAATATTCTGCTATGAGTATTTTGTGTTATTTTTACTTACTAATACGTATTTCCCTACCGCAGCCATCCAAGCCCATTGAGTAATCAAGCCAGTTCCAAATGAAACTGTTTTGGATAAATCATCTGGAACCACAAATTGTGTTTCATCAAAACCACCAAAATTAAATGTGCCAGAGGATGAACGCACTAAAACAGTGATAACAGCAGTAGAACGTTCCGGTGATAATATTTTTATTTTATTCGTCATTGTACCGGAACCATAAATATCAATGAAATTATAATTTGAAATATCTAAATTAGAAGCATTTTGATAATTTAGATTTAAGAATCTAGTCATAGGCATTCCACGAGAAATTTCAAAGTATACGCCATCCTGGTATTTAAAACGAATCGAGCTACCTCGACCAGCTATTGAAGGCCCTAATAAAAATACCGTAGAAGAACCTTTAATAGTTGTGTTGTCATCCCATAAATTAATTTCATAAGTCTCGCCGTCTTTACCATCTTTGAAATCAGCAATTATCATTTTTTCAGAATTATTAGTTCGAAAATATCTTCCGAATTTAAGCGAGGGAACTGATCCTCTTTCTAATTCTTGTATATCAAATAGTTGCCCTGCTTTCCCACCAGTCACAGAGCTAATTGCGACGTCAACATTATTTGCATCTCTTCGGAGAGTCATATTCTGTGATAAGCTAATGCCAGAAATATTTAGATTGATTGTTTGATACGCTCTAGCTGGACTTGCTGATCCCGTTTCATTGAAATTAACAATTGTAGTGTCAGCTACCGGAAAACTGGTATATTTACCTCCCCCAGTATCTCCAACTGCATCACCTAAACTTAGCGGAACTGTACAGTCTATTGCAGAACAATTTGAAAATTGATTCCCGACACAGCTTAAGTCACCAACGTTACTAAAATAGTCACGTTTATATTGACTGAAGCCTACACCACATTCTATTGCTCGACAATCTGAAATTTTATTGTTTATTGCTTCTCCTTTTCTATCAGACGCAGGTATATTGTCAGCTATTGCTCCGAATCCCCAGCTAGAATGTTTGTTAGCTTGACAGTTAATAAAATTAGTATTTTGAGCTTTTGATATAAAACCATGTATTCCATCATGTGTCTGGCAATTTGATACTGTAGTATCTTTAACTAGTCCAGTATATGATTCAATTAAAAAACCGTGGTCACGTGCTATCGTGATACAGTTATCTATGGTAATATTACTAATTTCTTCTCGAATATCAAAACCGTTTGGTTTGTTTTTGTTTATGACACCAACGTTTTTCACAGTCGAACCACTTGATCCCGCTCTGAAATAGACACCACCGCCAGTAAATACAGTTCCATCAACTAAATCTCCATTTTCATATTTAGGTTTGATGCCTTCTATATGAATTTGTTTTCTGAAAGGGAAATTATTTGAAAGCACATATTTGCCAGCAGGAAAAAACAATTTTGAACCACTGGGCAAAGTAGATGCTATTTCCGTTAATTTATCATAATTATCTGTGATCCCATCATTTTTCAAACCAAGAGTCAAAACATTAATACCACGCTGATCTAGATTTTTGTTGGTTTCATTTAATTTTGTAAGCAATGCTCCATTAGGATCGATGTTTTCTAGTACATCTTTAGAATCTTGCACGAACTTATTCCAGTTGTCCCATTGACTATTCATCTTATCAGCAAACTCATCGATTTTGTTATTTGCGTCTTTTACTTTCGCATCAATCTGCGTTTCGGATTCCGCAATTTTCTGTTCAATCTCTTGCTTCCCATCAGCTAGAATTTTTTCGATTTTATCGATTGTCTGACTGAAGCCATTGAAATAATAATCTTCTAGTTCTGGCGTACTATCATCGATTGGACTGCGTTTGATGTCAAAAGTAAAACGACCAGCTGTATCTAACGAGCGGTCGTCTGGAAAATCAATATATACGCTACCTTCTACTTTACCGACGTATCCTAAAATATTATCTTCTAATACGATAGAAACAATGCCATTCACACGATCTTCAATGGTGGCAAGATAGTCATGTTTTCCATAACCCCCTTCTGCCGTTGCAGACTTAAATATCAGACGAATAGGAACCGTAGTTCCTTCGGGTAAGCTTTGAGGGATGCCGTTTTTCCGAACTAACTTCATTCGAAGCTTAGCTGTTCCTCGATCATGCGACCAAAAAACAACATTTGTCTGAATCGGATTGATTGCTTCTGCTTGGATCACAATGATCGATTCATTCATTTTATAAACCATCAGCTTAACACCTGCCCTTTGGAAATAATTAGCCCATTGCCACTGATGCTTGTTGGTGTAGTTGCAAATACTGTGGAAGCCGTACCTCTAACCGTAGCATCTTCACATTTAATACCGATGTTATTTCCTGAACCATTTAGACCTGCTAATGCTTCTGACATAAGCCTTACACGCAAAGCGACATCTTGATTAATAAATGTAGTATTACCATACATGTTTAATTTCGATACGCCACCAACATAAATGGCATTGTATCCCAAAGATTTTGTATTCTCAGAAAATTTACATTTATTTATCGCCATATAGCCAGATTGCTCGTTCATGATTCCGTAGCGGTTACCACTTGGATCTATCGGAGCGTTTACAGTATCAACTATTTGGATACCAGAAATCTGCGTGTAACCTACACACGCGGTTGTCGCTAAACTCCTTACTCTTACTGGCAAATCCGAAGTTAAGGGGTTTATACTACTTATATCATTTATTGGTTTAATCATTAAGGAACGATAAGACAGCCCATTAATTACCACGTCTTCCAAATAAGCACCATCATCAATCCAAATAGTGATCGGAGAAGCAGTTATCAACGGAATGGTATTCACAGCTGTTTGAATAGTAGCATATGGCTTTTCTTCTGTACCTTCGCCGATTTTATCACTACCATCTTTTGAAACATAGATATTAATTGGTTCACTATATCCGCCGATAATTTGTTGGACAGCCTTGTTCAATTGTTGAATTTGCTCTTTTTGACTATCCATGTTTGTATTCAGTTCACTAATTTGTTCATCTGTCAGGGTTTCGTGTTCTACCAATCTGCCGTGTAAAGTAGGAAAGGTTTCTCCCTTATTATTTACATGTGCATCCACTACTTCGTTAGGAGAATCACCTCCTGAATGAAGCACGAGATTATCAATACGACTATTCGTTGATTTGTGCTGCTCGTCTAAATTTTTTTCCAAATTTTCTAAGTAGTCCACATTGTCATTGAATGTTTGTTTCCACTCGTTGGAAATTCGGTTATTCTTCAATTTTTCTAATTCCAACTAAATCACTCCTTTTTTCGTTAGATTAGCGAGAATTGCAGTCATTGTTTTCTTTGTGTTGCTCAATGTGATTTCTGGTGGCTTATTTGGTATCGCTGGATACGTCTTGATTCCTACTACTTGAATATAGGTATTGACACCTAACGGCTCATAGACAAACGCCACGTAATCGCCCTTATTAGGCTCTACACGCCATTTCATAGTAACTGTGCCAGTGATTGTTGGATAGTCTTGCAAGTCTGTCTTTAACCGCTCGAGCATGTTTCCTGATACGGTGTAACGATCATCACTAACTGGATTTTGAACACGTATACCCCATTTTTCCGACTGCTTACTTGTATATGTGATTGGCGTGAAGTAGTAAGTGTCGTCTTCTTTTTTCTTGCCATATCCTTTTATCTGTGTTTTCAAATTCAAAGTATCAATATCAAATTTCACGGAATCGGTATTGTATTTGTAGCGTATTTGTTCTTCGGTTTTTTTACCATATTCTGAACGAGGGAAGAAAGTAAGGTTTTTGTTGTCCGGAATCACTATCGCATCATAGTCTTTCAAAATTTCTTCAACCAGTTTCAAATAGTTCCCATTCCCGAAGTTTTCTTGTTCAACTGGCAAAAACTTCTTGTTCGGATCTACAACATTCCATGTAAATCCACGGTTATCAGGTTTGAAAACATGCGCTAGCAGTTGGTTGATAGAGCGTGTTCCTGTGATTGTGTCGTACTGAAAGCCATCTTGCATGGTGTAGTAAATGTGCGTGGCTGTAACTGTTTTTGTGATTGCTGCCCCTTCGGCAGAAACGCCCATTTGTTTTACGATAAACTCTTGTCCATTGAAAAATACTGAATTTTCATAATCGACTAAATCAAAAGCCAATTCATTGAATTTTGTTTTGACAATAGTGAACGAAATTTCCCACGTTTCGTTCTCTTGCCAATTTTCAGTAAATGTACTTTTATCGTATTCAGTCAATATTTCTTTTTTTGTTTTCTCGTAGTCTTGGATAAAAATATCTTTCAAATTCCCACCTACTTATACAAAAAAATGAAGTCCCATTTTGACTCCACTCTAGTAACATTTTGTATTTCAATTTCATTCGTCCCAACCGCTAACGTTATCAAACCTAAATTCGTGTCAATTCCGCAATTTACACCGTTCAATTTCGGATAAACACGGTCTAAAGTCAAAGTTTGGCCTAGCGACGTAGAAAACTCCGGATAGTAGATGAATCGTTCCCCTGTCGTTTTGTTGAAAATAGTCACGTTGCCTTCTGATTCACCTTCCAAAGTGATTTTTAGAGCATGTTCACGTGGATCAATAGCAAAATCGCCAGCATTATAAATGATAAAATTACTGGTTCGGTGCGTATACTTATAATCTTCCGCAACTATACCTTGTGAAAATTGCCATTCATTAGACAGTGAAAAATCCGATAACGTGGAAGCCATCGATTCGGAACAACCTCTAAAAACAGTGAAAGTCGCCTTGTAAGTTGCATATCTTAGACCAACTTCATTCACTTCTACTGAGTTAGGACGGACAAAGTATTTTTTGCCCGGTTCTCTATCTGTAAAAACATAATATCCTTCGTCATCGAATAAAAACGCATATAATTCAGTTTCTTTTAGTTGATAGTCATACATATTTTTGAATTCAGCATAAAATTCCACTTCGATAGTGAACGATTTGAAACTTTTTTCGACTTCTCTCGAACCGTTTGACCCTGAAAATTCTTGGTATTCTACGTTTAGTTGTGGTGCTTTTCGTGCGAAAGAAATACACTCTATGCCCAATTTTTCTTTTAGAGATACTATCTCTTGATTTTTTATGAAGCGAAAATCGATTAAATAACCATTCACTTTATCCCTCCTAACCTGTTGTATATAGCGAACGTTTCAACTGGTTACCTAAGTATCCATTTGTATTGTCTGCAATTGCTTTACCATCAAGTTTGACACTTGTGTCTTTTGCTAAAAGTTTAGATAGCAAGTTATTCTGCTGAATCATCAGTGAAACTAATGTTTCTAACGTTCCGCTCGAATCGCTACTATTATTTGCGCTTTTTGGTTTTACTCCTAACTTATCTTGAGCAATCGCAAGCAACTGCATCGCTCTTGATCGTTTAGCCTTATCTAACGGAATAATAATTTCTGGCTTGTTTCCTTCTGCGATTTCCGCAATTTGATGTTGGTTTACAATTCCGCCGTTTGCGTAACCATGTCCACGCCCAATCACCCCTAACATTCCCGAACCATAGCGTTTTTTAGCGTAGTTGATAGCTGCTAAGATATTATCGAAACCGCTCATTATATTGCCGTATCCTGAAAAAGCATTCGCAGCAAATGTTCCCGGTTTTGTTTGGAGCAATCCAGTAGCATTACCGTCTGCTAAGCCGTCATTTCCACCAATGGCAAGCGGATTGCCACCTGATTCTGTTTGGATTTGTCGCATCCACGCATCAACATAAGCGGATGAGGTTGGTAAGTTATTCATTTTCAAAGCACGTTTTACGTATGGCCGCCAGCGTTCTACGCCACTCCCACCAACGCTATCGCCACCGCTAACAAGTCCGCCCTGCGGATCTCTAACACCGTTCAAATGCACGTGGTCGTAGTGGTCGCCATCAGGCCATGTCCGCCAATCATCATGCACACCTGTACCTGATTGTCCTGAACGGTCACGAACCTTACCATTTGTGATAACATAGCCGATTTTGTTTGCAAACTTCTCAAATGCGTAATTGGCTGCTTCTGTGTATCTAGGGGAACCATTCACGACTCCCGGTAGCGCAATATCAATTGCATTGTGCTTTCCGTGTGAGTATGGATCGCCCTCTCGATAACCTGAGGTTACTTGAAAGCCCGGGAATTTCTTCATTACTGCAACTGCAACGTCCGCCAAGTATTTGTAAACGCCTTGCATGCCCATTGAAGTATCTAAGCTGCCGCTGCTGAATAGTTCTGTGATTTTGTTCGTCAATGCTTCGGTAGCCTTGCTTAGAATACCTTTACCAACATCTAAAGGATATTTGACAAGCCCTTCCAGTACGCCAAGACCATTTAATACTTTCCTAGCTAATGCCCCTGGATCTGTTACAAAATCCCATACATCGCCGACTACATCTTTCAGCTTGTTTCCAACATCTCCAGCAAATCCTTTGACGTTGTTCCATAGATTTCCGAAAAAGCCTGTACCTTTGGCGTATCTATATCTTGGTGCTTTGTTTCCAGTCATATAAGCTGTTTCTTCAGCTGTTAGAACGTGTGTGCCTTTTGGTGCATTCAATACTACATTTCGCCCTCGTGGGATAAACGCTTGCCCGCTAGGCGTGATTACCGCTTCAGCACCTCTACCGTCATTTACCATCATTGGGCCACCCGGATGTCCTCCGTTTGGCGTTCCTTTTGCGTATTGTGGTACTTTCCATTCTTTGAGTTTGTCAGCACCCAGTTTTTCTAGTACCCATGAAGCTCCATGGATGATTGCGTTAACTGGTTTGCCTATTGCTTTAAGTGCTGCGTTGAAGACAGATTTAAATGCATTTGTAATTGCATTTTTACCATTTAATACTGCTCTAGCTATGTTGTTAGGTAAGTCTTTCATCCAGTTCACAACAGTATCAATACCACCACTAAATGACTTCTTGATTCCTGTCCATGTTTCTGTCACTGCTCGTGATACATTAGTTTTTATTTCTCCAAATTTGTTCCACACGTTGACCGCCCACCCTGAGATTTTACCCCAAAGCCATGACATTACTGTCCACCAATCTTTAAACCCTTGTACTAGTCTATCTATAATTGGTTTAACGATACTCCACACTGTCTGAAATGCTTTATTGACTATATTTCTAAACGTTTCGGATTTTGTATAAGCCACAACTAAAGCTCCAACCAGGGCTCCTAATGCTACAACTAGACCTCCCGTCAAAAGGGATATCGATCCGAATATTGCTGCTGCCAAACCCAAACCTTTAATTGCGGCAGTTATACCAAGAATTATGCCAATAAGCCATGACAAGTTATCTTTGTTGTCAGTAATCCAATTCCCAAAATCACCTAATTTATCTGCAAAATCAGCCATTTTTGGGATTGCTTCTTCTATTTTTTTACTCAAGGTATTGATAAAACCAGTGATATTTTCAACACCTATTTTTTCTATAATGTCTTGAATCGCATTTACTACTGTAGATTTCAATCTATCCCATGAGCCACCTAATGTGTCTGTTGATTTGGCTGCTTCGATCGCTCCAGGGTTCATACCTAATTGGGTGATGGCTTGGTTGAATTCATCTGATGTGATTTCCCCTTTTTCCATTGCATCACGAAAGTTACCAGTATATGCCCCATTTTTTAACATAGCTTCTTGTAATAATCCAGAAGCCCCTGGGATTGCATCTGCTAACTGATTCCAGTTTTCAGTAGTTAATTTACCAGCTCCAGCGGTTTGTGTCAACATCATAGCCACTGACTTAAATGTTTCCTCTGACCCCCCAGCTACCGCATTTAAGTTACCTGCTGCTTCTGTCAACTCTATATAATTTGGAATACCATTTGAAGCTAATTGGGCTGAGGTATTCAAAATATCTTCTAATCCATAAACAGTAACGTCTGCATAACCCTTCATTTGTTTGGTAGCTTTTTCTATTTCTTCTCCACCAAACCCAGCAAAATCCATACTCTTTTTAAACTTAGACACAGAGTCTGTAGCAGTAATTGCTTCACGTGTCATATCACCTATGAAACCAGTTACTCTGGATATTGCGTTACTTGCTAAATTACCAAGCGTTGTACCAATAGCGTGTCCAACTACTGAGAAACCTTTCATTGATTTTTCCGCTTTATCTACTCCAGATGATAATGAGTCCAACTGTGCGTCTACTATTTTTGACTGTCTGCCAAATTCTTGAAGTTTGTTTTCTGCCTTTTCTACCTGAGGTGACGCTTGCCCAAACTCTTTAGTCATTAAATCTACTGCTTTTTTCTGAGCTATAATAGCCTTTTCAGTTAAGTCAGCTTGATTCTCCAGTCCACGTTGTTTAGCATTGAATGCGCCTACTTTGTCACCAACACTATTGAATGCCTTGATTTCATCATTCATTGCTTTTTCATTATCTTTTAATGCTTGTGTATATTTGTCTACACCTGTTTCTGCTAAAATATATGCTTGCTTGGTAGAACTTAACTCTTTTGAGTACTTATTATATTTTGCACTGGCGTCATTGATTTGTTTGGTTACATTTGATACTTGCCTAGATTCTTTTCCATAAGTGGCAATGTAGTCTTCTCTACGTTGTTCAAGCAATTGCACTTTTTTTGCTTGAAGTTCTGTAGTAGTTGTCAAGTCTCTTTGTTTCTGTGCAAGATCACTCATGGTATTAGAGCCTTTTTCCATTGCTGAAATGTTGGTTTTCATTGCTGATTCTGTTTGTTTAATGGCTCTATTCAGCTTATCCAATGTATTTAAAGATTCATCTAACCCATCAAATCCCACGCCAAATTTCATATTTCCTATTGGTCTATCTTGTGCCATGCATTTCACTCCTTCGTTTACTTTCTGCTTCTATTATAACATAAAAAAAGACATCTTAGACTGAACTAAGATGTCTCTCCTTTTGCTTTTGCCATATCTTGTGGACTCAAGAAAGTACCAAAGAAATCCATTGGATCTTGCGCCTTTTCTTTTTTAGGTTTATTGTCTTTCGTAAACAGCTCCATTAATAAATTGTAATCTGCATTATTCACTTCAGATAGAGACCAATTTCCAGACTCACTGGATAGAAGATCAGTATACATCTTGTCCATTGCTTCAAGATGTTCCTCCCAACTTATTTCTGAGAGGTCTTTTTCTCCTTTTTTGGGGCAGTTGCTTCACCGCCCCCAAGATTGTTAAATACGTCTCCAAGTACTTCTTCTAGTTTATCAGAATCAACACCAGCAATAATTGTATCAAAGTTAACTTCTGGATTATCAAAAATATCCGCTACTAGTAAAATCATCTGGTCAATTTGTTCTAGAGGAGACATTTTAATCTCTCCAGCTTGTACTTTTTCCATTTTAGCTTGGAATTTCATCATTTCACGCATTGCACGCACCTTAATTGATTTTTGTTTAAACTCTTTCTGTTTTCCGTCAATTTCTAATTTTAGTGTAATCATTTTAGTTCCTCCAATTAGTTTTATTTACTATTTCATTATAACATAGATTCACTTACTTGTGCAAATAAAAAACCTAGTCAATTAAGACTAGGTTTTAGGGTTAACCTTCTGATACATTATTAACTTTGTTAATAAATTTTTCTAGTGTTAACTTAGTACCATCTTCCACACCACTCATGTAAGCAATACCACGCGAGTCCGTTACAAATGAACCTTCAATCGTTTCTGTATTTGGTTCTGTTCCACCAGATTCTGTAGTATTCAATGCTAATTCAGGGTGTGAGAAGCGTCCTTTGGTCAAACCAAGAAGCATCTTCTTCCCATCTGCTGTGCTTGATACAAAGACTACTGATACATAAGGTGCTTCTGTATCTTGTCCAACCATTGCTACGCCATCTGCGTCACGTGTGATACCCATGACACGCTCATAAACGTTGTTTTTGTAAAGGTCAAATACGTTTAATGAGGCAGTCAACTCACCAACACCTTTAGCTGACACGTAGATAGGAACATTTGAAGCATATACTGTTGTTTGGTCTGGTGAAATTCCTGAGATACTTGCTTCAATTGTACCTCCACCTTGTTTATCAATTACTAATTGGTCTACGCCTTCTCCGTCTACTTTTGGTACAGAGATAATGGCTTTTTCAAATCCGATTAAAGCTATGATAATCACGTCCTTTGTTTTATTTTGTTTCTACAGTAATTATAACACATTATTATGTGTTTGTGGTGTATTCAAAAGTAAAACCTAGGTGGCTTTTAGATTTTCCTCTTAAAACTTTAGATATAGAACTATGATTCAACTCTAGGTTTCTGGCACACTCTCTTAGACTTGACCAATGTGTTTTTACACCATCTTCTGATATAGCAATAAAAGAGGTTTTAGAGTGAGATTTTCTCATTCTATTCCGTGTTTCAACACTATGTTTTTTACCTAAATTAACTTCACGCAATTTTTGTTTCGTTGAATCAGACACTTTACTGTTAAACCCACCTCTCTCAACATTATACCCGTACTTTGGGTTGTATGTTTTATTCTCATGTATCAACTTACTTTCTAATTCATCAGCTTCATCTTGTGTTAAGTTTTCTGCAATCACAATATGGGCGAAATTATCCCATCCATACTTTGATATGGCTCTACCAAAAACTTGTGTTTCGTAACCTTTGCCACATCTCCATCTATATTCTAATTTAAGTTTCGTTTGTCCAAAATATTTCTTACCATTAATCTTATTTACATGCAAATATACTGTATACATTGAACCACTCCTTGCATATAGTATATCACATTTTGGAATTAGTGGGTTAAATTACAATACACGTTGTGACAACACATAACGCTTAATAATTCTACGTCCTTCTTTCAAATCTTGGTCTTGTGTGTCCTCTGTGTATACACATTGAATACCTTGCTCTCGCATAACTTTATCAAGTAGAAAGTAGTATTTGTTTGATTCTTGTACATCACGCGCCCATACATCCACTTGAACCGTTGTTGTTAAATAATTAGGTTGCTCTGAGGCATAATCTACATAGTCACCAGACAACTCTACGATACGTCCTAGTGGATAAGGGGGGTTTACTTGGTCTTCTTCTTCAATTTGATTGACAAACCAATTTATTTCTGGAATGGATTCTTCTAATATTTCCGCAATCATTAGAATTGGTAATTTCATTGTTTCATCCTCCTCATCATTTCACTTTGAATAATATCCGCAACTTTACTCTCTATATCGTTTAATGTTTTTTGTATAAAGGCTTGTGGATCTTGTTTAATTGTTCCAAATTCTACAAAATGCGCGCGCCATGCTACTTTTTTATCAAATCCAACTTCTGATACTGGTTTTTTTGAAGTAGGTTTACTGTACACTACGTGGTCTTTCATGTGTGTTTTCGTGTCATAATCAATTGGAGTCTTAGTCTTCAATTGTTTTGACGCATATTCTCCAGCTGCTTCTACAGACTTAATCATTGCTTCCTCAAGTTCTTTTTCTGTTTTCCCTATTGCTTTATAGGCTGAACTAAAATCAACATAATTCTTTTTCATGGTTAGTCCTCCACTTGTTTACATACTAAGGTCGTGAAGTCTCTGTCAAATGAACCTTCCAGAATGTCTTCTATTCTATACTGCTTGCCTTTGAACTCAATACGATTAGACTTTGAAACCAGCTGTCCTGTATCATATCTAATAATAAAGTTTGTTGTATTAGCTAGCGTTGTTCCATAAGTATCTTGATAGTCTTTAAAATACTGCTGCTTGACGGAACACCATATTTTCCTATCTGGATTCCATGTTTCAATCCACTCAAAGAACTCGTTTCGTGAGCGTGTCTTCACTAGTAGTGTAATCCGCTGATTCAGCTTGGATGTTTTGATATTCGCCATGAGCTAACCCCCTCAATTGATGAATCATTGCCGTAATAGTAAAAGGTACTTGTTGTTGTAGTGCATTTGTAGCTGGAACACGATTTTCATACCACAATGATACAAGCATGAATACTAATGTGTTTGTTTTTGGGTCATCTGGTAATACCGTCACCTCAATACTCCCTAATATATAGAGTTGTGCTGCACCAAGCAACATTTCTAAGTAGGTGTCGTCCTCATCATAGTCAATACGTAAATTATTTTTGATTTCTTCTACTGTTAACATTGACTTTATCACTCCTTTATCATATAATAAAAGAGAGATGAGGCATGAGCCCCACCCCTCTTCGTGAATGTTTATATTATTCTCCTACACCTGGTACTACTGCAGTTGTATCAAGAGTTAAGAATTTACCTGCTGCTGCGTCTACTTTTTTAACGTCAAAACGCATAGCTGCTGCTAGAATTTCTCCATAGTGTTGATGTTCTTGCCAGCGAACTGCCATTTCATTGCGGTCAAAGAATGATGTAAATCCAGCAGGATCACCCAAGAATGCTACTTTTTTATTAGGAGCTCCTGATCCAGCTAACAATTTATCAGAAAGCACTGTTACGTTCAAACCAAGTAAAGATTTACCAGATTGAGCTGTAATTGAAGGTTGTAATAGGTAACGTCCTTCATTGTCTTTCATTAAGTCCACTTCATTGTAGAATGATTGAGAAACTACAAATTGTAAGTTGTATGCTGGGTCAAATTCAGTATTGATGATTGTTTTGATTTCATCCAAATTCTTAACTGTTTTAGCTGTTGCTGTTTTCAAGTTTTCAACAATTTTATAATTTGCTGTATTTAATGCAATGCGTTGAACATGACGTCCAATCAATGCTCCTAAGTCCTCATCTGAATCATCTAACGATTCACGAGAAACTGGAATTTGTCCACGATAAGTATCAACATCATACAATACATTTTCAAATTGTGGTTTGTCCAAATCTGGATTTGCTTCCAATTCAGCTACAGTGTGCATTACTGCTTCTGTTGATTTCAAAATAGGGTATTTGCCAGTTGGAGTGTTTACTTTCACTGTTTGAACTAAATTTCGTAAATCAACCACTGTTTCCGGTAACATTTTTGTTTTTGTAACAATATCTTCAGGGATGATAGCACCAACATCAGTTGACTTTACACCTTCTGGAAGCGCTCGCAAGTCCATTTTAGGATTATGAGAACGTACATAATTTAAAAATCCACGAACTTCTGTTTCTGGTTGAGCGATATCTTTTCCACCTAACACTACTTTTTCCATATTTTCTTCTTCTCCTTTTTGCTCTAATGAGCGTTTTTCTTCATCTTTTTGTTTTTTCTCTGGTTCTTTTTCTTCTTTTTTTTCTGGTTCTTGCTCTTTTGGTTCTTCTTTTTCGTCATCTTTTGTTTCTTCAACGGTTTTATCTTCGTCAGGCTTTTTGTCAGAAGCTTTTTTTTCTAACTCTTCTGCGTCTTGTTTTTTAATGGCTTCAACTAAACTACGTGCTTCTTCAAATTTGCCATCTGACAATAAATCATGTGCCTTTTTGATTTGCTCTTCACGATTCAATCAATCTCACTCCTTCACTAGCTTTCTGTTTTAATTATAGCATAGATATTAGAAGTTGTGGGCTTTAAATTACAAGCCCAACAGCTCCAATTCAACTTCTAAGCGTTGTTTCTCTAATTCATTAACAGCTTCTTCTAATGAGCGTGTCGCAACTCTTACGTCTGTGTCATCGTAGGCTGGAATGGATACTAGAGAAATTTCTAATAATGAACCAATCTTGTTAATTGAACGTTTCATAATGTCTTTACCTTTTGTCCATTTGTCTTTAGCTACTGTGAAACCAAAGGAGCATTGATTTAAATCACCACGTTTTACAAGTTCCATTGCGTCACGTCCATTACTTGTATCAGGAAGTACACACCGAAAATGTAAGCCAATGTCATCCACATTCAATTCCAGTGTGCCACTTGATGTGCGTCCCAATAACTTACTAGAGTCATGATCCATAAAACAACGTACGTCTGTCAAGTCTACACCTTCTAGTGCTTCTGGTGAAATTGTCTCCACAAATCCACCTAAATTGCGTGATTCTTTATTAAATTTTAGCGCGTATCCTTCCACTACATTATCCTCTGTCTTCTCCAGTGTCTGTAGCGCTCTGATTTCCAAGTTCTTCTTCATTAACATTCACATCCTGTTCTGTTTTATTTTCACTTGTTTCTGGTGTTTGACCAAGTAAGGCTTCTCCTCCTTCAATCTCAGTAAAACCAAGATACTCACGTGCGTCATTTACCGTTAAGGCTTGGGCAAATTCAGACTTCACTCTTCCTTCTGCAATTCTACGCAGTCTATCTTCTTTAGTATCTTGACGTAGTTTAGATAAATCTAACTCTAACTCTACTCCTAATTTTAGATTTAACTCATCACAGATAGATGATTCGTACATCGCTATAGTACTTGCAATATAGATATCATTCTGACTGGTGTCAGATGAGTTGACCAATTCTTGACCAAACCTACTTACTGGAATTCCTAATACTTTAGCAATCTGCTGGGTACTAAATTTATTGGCTTGAATTAATTTTAGTACTTCTGTATTAATTTTATTATCAGTGAACTCTTGTGAGTCATCTATCACGATAACTCCACCGTTTCCATTTACTGCTTCAAAGTCGTCTCTAATTTGTTTCTTAGCACTGTTGTTGACTGTACCATTTAATAATTTAAGAATACCTCCAGAGAAGACACCTTTTGAAAAGAAGTTATTTAGTACTTTTAGTCCATTAGTTTGTAATGATATTTCGTCATTCAATGATAACAATGGTGAGCGTCCTAGCCAGCCATCTGTGGTACTTAATTTGAAGTGCAGAATATCCCGTGGGTCACACTTGTACATAATATTCCCATATGGCATGTTAACCTCATATCTATATACTCCTGTGATAAGGTCTCTAATGACATTAACCTGTTGTGTTTCTACAAACTCTAGCTCTTTCACACTACCATCATTGTTTCTATGAATGAGAACATATGCGTTTCCTGTTAAAATAAGGTTTGAAACCACTGCATACATCATTGTATAGTGTGATTGATTTGCCTTTGGTTCTTTATTTAACAAGTGTAATAAGCTTTTATCCACTGAGCTGGTAGCTGCTGGTTTAAATTGACTCTGAGCAATATCACCAGCAATAATGTTAACTCCAGTATAAATATCTGAGTTTGTCAATGCTTTGAGTCCTGTGAAATTGGTAGTGTAAGCTGTTCCAGTATTGATATAATCAATAAATTGTTGCTCTGTCACTGAGTTTCCGTTGTTTATGAATAATCCCATTTATTATGACCTCCCTTCTCCTGAATTAGTGGCTTCATGATATAAAACAATCGTTGGAATCATGAATAATATACCACAAGTGAATAATCCTATGATATTTGATACTAAAAATGCTGATAAAGCGATAAATACTGCGCTAATTATATACAAAACAGCTACAATAACCGCAACAAATTTCATGCTTTCACGCTCCTTTTGCGATATTTCTAACTCTATTTTAACACAAAACAGACGAAAAGGGTATCCTGTTTAACATACCCTTAGGTTTTGTATTAGTATCCAAAACCAAACTCACCACTATCTAGTAAGTCTTGCAATGTTGGTGCGTCATAATCGTGATATTGAGCGTCACTCATGGCATTTATTATGGCGTCAAGTGAGTCAATTTTATTCCTGTTTATTTGCTTATCAATTGCAACGCTATCATTGTATTCTTTAATCATTGCATTGTATGCTGCACGATTCAATAAAGGGTTATTGGTGTGCATTACTTCACCTCTACGAATTAACTCACGCAGGGCTCTGGTTGGTGAAGATAAATAGTTAATTTTCTGTGGTACTTCAATTAGTTTTTTAGGGTAGGTTTTACTTAGATTAATCAAAGCCTTATCCATCATAAATGGATCATAATAAATACCAACCAATTGTAAGTCATTATAATCTATGAAATCACGTATCCAATCACACATTTCTTCTGTATCAATTAAGCCATCTTCACGTTGTGAGATGTGAATGAGGTTCATTGCCTCATACTGTCTATAGGGTATTTTATCAATTGATTGTTTATGGTCTATACCTCCAACTGAAGACACAAAACCATGTGTATCTAATAATAGTTTGTGTTCTTCTTCTATTGGGATAATCCATGAAACGGCTGTCATATCTGATGTTCTTGCTAAGTCAATGCCAATATATACTTTTCTACCCTTAATATTATAATGATTGGGTGCTTTGACGGAATCCCACTCTTCTTTGGTTACAAAACTATCTTTAGATGATTGTACCCAAAAATTCATTTCTTTCGTTAACCAACCTGATAAATCCATTTTACCCTTGTATTCATCAAGTGAGTTGCGTTTATGTTCCATCATTGAGTCGTATGCTTCTGGTATTTCAAACAGTGGGTTTGATTTAATCCAATTTTCTTCGTCATCTACTTCTGATAGACTATCCATTTCCCAGCAAAGAGCCAAATAAGCGTCACCTTTAACCTCTTCATTAAGTAATTTTTCAACGAATGGATATTCTACAGAGTGCATAGGCCCAGTTAGGTTTTTAGTAGTTGTTGAAATTATTAGTATTAATCCCTCTAATTGTTGAGATTGAGAGGATTCTAATACTTGAATAATTGCGTCATCTTTAGCTTCACCATATTCATCTAAAATACCGCATAATACATCTAGTCCATCAAGTGTATCAGCGTCACTTGATAGTGGTTTTACTGTTGATTCATCACTAGCTTCAATATCATATCTACGAACAGTTGTTCTTTTTTTAACTTCTTTTGACACACTACGTAACGCAGTTAGCTGTGATTTGAGCATTCTGAAAACGATTCCTGCTTGCTCTTTTGTGTTTGCTGCTGCAACAACTTGACGACTGGCTGCTGGATTCTTACCAAACAAAAACTCATATAGTGCTATCCCTGAAACCAGTAACGACTTACCATTTTTACGTGCTAGTGAGATGTATGCTTTTCTAAAGCGTCTAGTATTATCTTTCTTTTTACGCCATCCATAGAGTAACCCAACAATAAATTTCTGAAAGTGGGCTAGTGTTGTGGTTTTGCGAGACTTAGGATCTGGAAGCATTTCAAGAAATCTAACTGGCGGTATTGCTTCCTCTGCCCTATAAATATATGGATATTTAGGGTCTTTTGAGCGTTCAATATCCTTCTGATGTCTTTCAATGGCTTTCTGTATTTTTTTACCAACTTTGATTTTAACTTTAATCGGTTTATAATAATCATCTTCTACTATATATTTACGTCCTTCAATCCATCCTGTTTCAATCAGATTGATATAATCTTGTACAAAGTCTTCCATTTATGTATCCTCCTTTTATACTATTCAATTACATTATAGCATAAAAAAGACTCCCTAGTTAGCTAGACTAGGGAGGTGTTAGTATCTGCTAGTATCCACGCCCTACGTTAAGTGGATACTAGCTTTATGTGTGCACGTCATCAAATAGGGTCATACTATCACACTCTGCGCCAGATACTGTGGCGTGCGGTCGTTTACGTGCGCCGTTCACGACTGTTCAGTTTCCAACAGCAACCCTTTTTAACGTGGAGTGTGGTGAACCACGATTGCTCGCTGACGGTTAAGGTTTCCAACTCCGTCACAGTGCAAAGTATGGATACCGTCCCATACAGACCAACGCTAGGCTAACCCGCCTGCGGGGGGACGTGAGTGACTAACTGCTTTGTCGTGCTTGTCGTCAAAGAGGGTCATACTATCACGCATTCGCTAGACACTATAGCGAGCGGTCGTTTACGTGCGCCGTCCACGACTGTTCATTGGATATACAATGATATCCTAACAGCAACCCTTTTTATCGTGGAGTGTGGTGAACCACTGTGTGGTGTCCTACCTGGACAGATTCAGTATCAGGACTATGACGAGATAGCCAACGTTTCCTCTTAGGAGCTAAGGTTTCCAACTCTCCTAACGGTTGTTACCCATAAGGTACTGACTGGAGTCAACGCTCTAAGTCGCAGCCAACGTTTTGTGTATGTCATTCTTTGAGGAATAAGAAATATACACTACCTTATATGTACCGCTGTGAGCTAAGGTTTCCAACTCTCACACCGTTACTCATCAGAGTAAGTTTTAGCATCCCTCGCTTGCGGTGTCACGAGAGGTATTTTGTATGCCACCTAACGCGAGTGAATAAATTATAATTTAAAACTCACGTACCATAAACAACTTTTCGCACTTCTTGCCAACGTTAGCTCCTTGCATTGTAGATACCACGTTATCAAAAGAATAAACACATTTGAATCTTTTATCTGATATCTCATAACTGCTTATGATAACCACGTTATCCTTAGCCATTTCATATGCCCAATCATAAAATTCTTGGCTGTTGAACGATACACCGTAGGCATCGTGTGTATTTTCATATGGCGGGTCAAGATATAGAATAGCGTCTTTGACGTAAGAAAAGTCTTGATAACTTAGGTTAGTTATAACTAGTTGTTCTAGTCGCTCTAGTCGCTCTACTTGGTGTAGCGGCTCTAGTTGCTTTAGTCGCCCTAGTTGCTGTAGTATCCTATGTTTCTCTGGTTTATCCTTAAAATCGGCAAAGTCATTGTTCTGGTTAGTTACGTTAGTTTTATAAGTTTCGGTTTGTTTATATCCGCTAAATACATCATGTTTTGCTATGATTTCTTTAGCTAAATTGTATTTTAATTCAGAATTTTGTTTTGAATATAGATAACCGCTACTATTATTTCCAAAACTGTTTATCAATAATTTTAAGTTGTCCGTGACGGTTTTTATTGCTTTTTCCTTAATCTCATAAAACTCATCACGGCTTATGATAAGGGTTTTAAGATAATCTCTATCGCTTTCTAGCACTTTGGTGAACATATCCGTTACATTCTTGTTTATATCGTTGTAATTGACTTCTAAGCCTTGTAACAAACACTCAGCAGTTATAGCCCCGCCGCCACCGAAGATGTCGTAAATTGTTTTGTCTGTTCCAAAGTTATCTTTGATAATTTGCACGATTTTCTTACTGATTTTCTTTTTTGAACCCACGTATGGAAGACCAAGAGCCTTACCTTTACGGACTGCTTTTTCGTTTAACTCTAGCAAAAAGTTGCCACCTCTCTTTTCCTTAATTGAAACAGTCAATCTGTTAATTATTATATCACAAAATCCGACTTTTGTGATAATGGTGTATCTAATGTTTACCACTCATTTGCTATAAATAGTATATCATAAACGTTTAGTTTAGTGTAGGTTATCCTTCAAACATTTTTGCGAATGGGTCAAGTACCTCTTTTTCTTTCTCTGCTGGAAGAATAATCTTCATTCTTGAATTGATTGTTAATCCCAGGTCATTGGTTGCCGTTTTAAGCTCTTTTGAATAGGAGTTCATGGCATTAACCCAAGGGTTTGCTTTACCTGTCTCAGGATCAATTGCGCCCATCTGTGCTACCTTCTCTACTGCTTCAGCGTATAGATAATTATAGTTACAATATCTAATGACTGTATTCACATCTAACTCACTAATAGGCAAGTCTCCTACATATGCTCCAATGCGATCCCATTCATTAAAGGCTTGTGGCAATAAACCTGGTGGATAAAAACTGAAGTCTAGCTTCTCATAATTGTAAAGTACTTCTTCCTCCTTCTCACGCTCTTCTCGTTGCTGAGTGGTCAAGTTACCACTTTGAGCGTTTAATAATTTCCGTGGTCTTGCCATGTTATCACTCCTCCTTTGGTGCTTCTGTTTTTGTTAAAGTCCATGTGTTTGTTTGGTAGTTCATGTGTAGGTTAAACCATTGTAGTAGGTCGTCACTATAACTAAACTCACTAGCTACTAGTGCTTCTAATGTGTGATGTTCACCATGAACTCCTGAGGTTACGTAACTCTCTTCCATTTGATATACGTAGTAGACTTTGTCATTAATCATGAATTGTGGAGCTTGGGTTGCGCCTTCAACTCTTTGCACATATGTGCGATACTCTGTTTTGATAGTACCTTTTAAATTTTTCATTTTAATCCTCCTTTGGTGCTTCTGTAATTTCAAAATGACGATTACGTCCGCCTAATTTTGTTTTAACGTCCTTAAAATAGCCACGCTTCTTTCCATAAAATTCATCTGCTTGAAATTGTGATTTGAATTTACGTGTTTGTCCAGTCGCCAAATCTTTTACGTACACAGGTTTTGGTGCAGGCATTTATTCTACCTCCCTTACTTTATTGTTAAGTCAAAAGCTAACTCCCTTATATAGCTTTATTATATCATATAAAAAGAACCCTGTGTAGAGAAACCAGGGTTCAATGGTGTCTAATGGGGGATAAATCATATTAGGGAAATAACATACTATATATAGTATGAGTCCTTTATTTTCAATACAAGAAACCAGTTTTAAATCACGTTTACGAGGGGAAAAGGGTGTTTTTGAAAGTTCATTTTTAGAATTTCGTGCGAAGAAGAGGGGGCAGCGATTAATTCGTTATAAAAAGGCGGGCGGGTAAAAACATTTTGGGTCTCCCTAAAATAATTTTGGCTGCGTGGCTGTTGATATGACGCTGTTACCTACCTCTATTTTTCCAACTGTAGTTGTGTTCTTCCTTGTTGTGACACTCGTAACATATTGATTCTAAGTTATTTAATTCAAGTCTATGTTTCCATCCATTTGGACTTCTTAATTCTATCTTATGGTGAACCATATTAGCGTTGGTATACTTGCCTTGTGCTAAGCATACCTCACAGAGTGGTTGCTCCATTAGCTTGGCTCTACGTGCATTCCTCCATTGTGTTGAATGATAGAACTCACTGTACTTCTTATTGCTATCATTGTATCTCACATGCTTATTGTATTGGCTATTGTTATACCCACTATGCTCCGTACAATAGCGCTCTGGTAGCGTGACATAGTTGCGGCATGAAGCCACTGCACACTTGCGTTGTCTCATGGTGTTGCTCCTTCCGTCTATTGTATAGAAGAAAAGACTACTATTATTTAGTAGTCTTCTTTGTATTCATACTCTTGTTAGCTTTATCTAATAAGTCTAAGTGAGTTGTGTCTTGTAACGGTTTGACTGACTCAGGTTCTGGTAATGGATCAGGTACCTTTAAGCGTTTATGTTTGGTACAGTATTGTGCTGGTAGCTTAACTGTTTCGTTACATCCTTCGTGGTTGCAAAACATGTATGGCAAAAGAACCACCTCCCTTCAGTATTAAATACGTACTAGAAATTATAGTCTTGTTTCTTACGTACAATCATGTTATGATTCTTTACTATCTCAATTGCTTCTTCAAGTGTTGGTTCTTTAGTCTTAGTTGCTACCTTTTGTAGTTTACTTTCTAACTCACGATACTCTTTTAAGAGGTCTGTTTTATTTAGTGCTAGTAGTTGTTTGTCTGTCTTCATTACTTAAGTCCTCCAACCTATTCCCAAGATATAGTAAGGCTTCATTAATATCATAGGTGCGTATTCCTTGTTGATAACTATCATTAACTTTTTGGTCAATACAATACATACCAGTTTCTTCATCTAACGTGATTTCAATCTTTTTCATTTACCCTTACCTCCTAATAATAACCAGCTCCACACGATAACTAGTTGTGCGATTGCAAAACCCCAATCTCCTTGTTGGAATAATTCATATGGTAACTTCATGCCTAAATAGATAGCAATGTAACCGAAACCAATGATACTTATTACAAGTAGTAAGATACTAAGTGCAAGTGTTAATAGATCAATAAGATTATCTTTCATTATATCTCCTCCTCTTTGTTTCTATTATATCATAGATGAGGGATACTGTGTGAGTTAAGTAAGCCAGTTATTAATGACAAAAAGTCAGCCTAAAATGGTCATTTTGTCACTAAATCGCTTGTTTTTGTCAGCGTTTTGTCATTAATTTTGACACCTAAAAACGCTGTAAACCTTGATAAATCTACATTCTTATTTTTATAATGACAAAATGACAAAATATTATATATATAAAAAAATAAATTGTAATACTACATTATAATGTAGTAACATAGATATATGGGTTGGAATAAATTATTTTTTGTCATTGCGTCATTTTGCTAAAACTGGTCTCATAAACGTTGATATAATAGTATTCTTGTTGTAAAAACTAGTGACAAAATTAATGTCACTGTTTTGTCACTAGTTGAATTAAATAGTTGACAGTTACCTCAATAGATGATAAAATTGGTTTATACATAAGAAGGAGGAATTAACATGGTTTTCAATATAATTGAGTTCAGTAATTATCAAGTAACTAAAGGAGGTATTGTATATAATAGATACAAAAAACCTACTAAACGGAAATGGGTTGGTAATAACATATACACAAAAATATACGATATTAATAATAAACAGCGCCTGGCAAGAGTTGATAAATTAGTCTATCAGACGTATGTACAAAATCCACCTTATGACTACGAATTAGAACATATTGATGGTGATGAGGCTAATTGTAAATTAGAGAATTTAAAGTATATACCACTTAATAAGGAGGACTAAATCATGGAAGTAACATTTACAGGAACACCACATGAAATCAGGCAACAATACGAACAGTGGTTAAACACACTTGATATTGAACAACAGCTACTATATAATAAAATAGTAATCACAGGAGACAAAAAAGACAAAGTACCATTATCAGAGTATAAAAAAGCAATTCAAGAAATTGCAATTGATAATGGAGGAGGAATAAAAAGTATTGACAACGAGATCATACAATGCTACAATGTAGAAAAGAAACGATTCTCAGATGGCTATTGTATCACAGGTATCAAAATAAAACAATAAACCAGTTGACACTGGTTTCCACACATGCTATACTTAGTTCATAAGATAAAGAGGAGGAAGTATAATATGACACACGAAAAATACAACAAACTACAAAAGAAAATAGACATGCTTTACAGCGATTTTATTGACTTAGCAGCTGACACTGAAACAGCAGGCGAAGATATGAGCAAAGTTTCAGAATGGGTAGACAACAACATTCAACCAATTATTAACTGGGCAAACGATAATGACGCTGAAGAAAAAGTTCTAACTGAGTTAAGATCTGACTACATTAAATTAAAGGAGATGCGAGAATGTTAAGCAAGTACTACACTGATATAATGAAAATACAACTTAGAGAGTTCAAGCGACTCTCTAAGTACCATGATAAGTACGTAAGTAAAATGATGGAACTGAACGAACCAGGTAATATGTCAAATCATGGAACACAAAACTATTGGCAAACACTCAACAAAATAGAACAATCTGAGAAAGAAATGCGTATCATAATCAAAGAGTTAAACGAACTAGAAAAGCGCTTTCACTGGTTAGGTAATTTGCACCAAGAGCGCTTTCATTTTCTCACTAAAGACGAAGAATTATTGCAGAAAATTATCAAGTTGATGGACATTCAAAAATAGGAGGAAACAATGAAAAACGAAGATAAAATATTAAGAACACTGGTTTCATTGTTACTTATTTTCCTGGTATGTCTTGATCTAGTCGCGATTGTACTAATTATTGACATACTACAATATTCACTAGTAACAACCATACCACTACTGATTGTAATCGTAGCGCTAACAGTATCATTAAATGTGGCACTAATAGTAATGTTAATTGAAACCAAGAACGAGTGGAAATAATAATCACACTAAAACTAGGAGGAAAAACAAAATGACTACATTTATTATTCTAGCAAAAAGAAACACACAAACCATTCAATTGAGTTACTTAGCTGAAAATATGAGAGCTGCAATTGATGAATTTCGCTTGACATATCCCAAAAAGAAGTATAAAATTATTGATTGTAAGGAATCAACTAATTACAATAGATAGGAGAAAAAAAGATGATAGGTGATATTATTCTATGGCTAAGACGTGTTAAGAAAGAAATGTTCTGTATACATGAATATGAGTGGCGTGAATTAACAGAAAAAGAGCGTAAACTAGAAGGTAACAAGTATACTCTAAGTATATTGGTTTGTAAAAAATGTGGGAGAGGTGGCGAACCATACTGCTAACTTTTGTGATATTAGCGAAGTGTAACAATCACACTAATAAACAGTATATTTAGTAGTTTAATTGTAACAGAGGAGGAAAATAATAATGAACAACTTATATTTAAAAGAAGGACAAACATATATTTGTACAGACACAAAATATAGATGGTGGACAGTAGGTAAAGAATATAAGGTTGTATTGAACAAATACGGAAGTCCAGCACTAGTAGATGATGACGGTGATAAGTGGTTCAATCCTCAACCATCTGAGATGTCAACTGACTTCAAATTAAAAACAGATGATTCAGAACCAAAGTACACGCCATTTGAGGTTACTAAAGTAATTATCAAAGCCTATCAACTGTATGACAATGATTCACAACGCTTGGCATATATAAAAGGATATTTTGCAAAATAAAAAGGAGGAAAAATAATGTTTACAGTATTAGTGACAAAATACAATGCTGGAGAAGGTATAGAAGTAACTGAATTTAATTACATTGATAAATATTACTTTGAAGATGACTATTTAATTTTATACGATAATACCAATAAAGTAAAAACCCATATTCAAAAAGATCAAGTTTTAGAATTTGAGGTGCACTATGAATAGAATGAACGAACTAATCACATTAACCAGAATTGATGAAACAACGGTATATGTAAACATTAATCACATTGCAGCATTCTATCACAGCAAAGCGTGGGAATATACTATTGTCATACTGTTAGGTGGTACTCAATTAGATGTAAAAGACTCAGTGGAATCAATTGCTAAATATTTTTAGATAAAGGGTATAGCACAAATGAAAAGTTTGTGCTATACTTAGTGCATAATATATGAGGGAGGACTTAATGGAATGAATGAATTAACGAAAATAGACTATTCAGCACCTGATGAAGAGTTATTACCTGTTTCAAATAAACACTTTCCAAGTGAGGAGTTTGTGGACTTCAATTCAGAACTAGGACGAATGTACTACGGAGGTAAAGATGGCACGCAGCCAAAGTTTGAGATTCAACAAGAATTGTTTATTGATAAATTTAATCAGTTAGCCTATGTGTATGCACACCCTAACTTAAATGCACCATATGTGTACAATGCAGACACTCGTATCTGGTCTGAGGTAAATCTAGGTAGTTACAAATATGCGGACTGGTACTTTGAGAACATTCTAGCGCCAAAATTCATACCACAATTCAGAAATCCAGAATTTGGGAATGAAATTCGTAAAGAAATGAAGAAGTTAGCTCCTGAGTTGGCTAATCGCTCCATGACACGTGGGGAACATGCACCATTAGGTGACAATCCTAATCCAAATATTATTGCCTTTGAGAATGGCACATATGACTTTAAAACCAATAATATTCGTGAGACCAGATTAGAGGACTACCACACACTGCAATTACCATATCCATTAATTAAGACAGATGAAACAGATGAACTATTGGCTAAACAATGGATTGACTATCTATTGAAAGATCAAGCACAGACATTATATGAATATATTGGTTATATGTATTATAGAGAATACAAATATCAATCAATCTTATATTTATTAGGTAATGGCTCAAATGGTAAATCTTACGTAGGTGGTTTTATCATGAATAAGTTAATCGGTTTCAAAAACAGTTCAGCAGTTGGTCTAGACAGCTTAGCAGATAAAAACAATCGTTTTGATAAAGCTTCATTACACCATAAATTATTGAACTTTGAAGCTGATTCTAGTGCAAACTTTGTTAAGGGTACTGAAACACTAAAAAAGCTTTCAGGAGGTCTTGACGCCGTTCATGCTGAGAAAAAGGGTAAAGACGCATTTAGCTTTACCAACTATGCGAAATTGATGTTCTCAATGAATGAATTACCAGCCTTTAATGATCGCACCAATGGATGGTATAGACGGATTTTGATATTAAATTTCAATACCAATCTTGATACACCAGAAGCACGTGAACGCATTAATGAATTCAACAAACAACGTGAGGCACGTGAATCAAAAGAACAACTTGGCAAATTTGCATGGTTCTGTATTCAGCAATTCAAAAAGATTTTAGACGCTGGTACAAATGGTGAAAACCCATTCACAGAGACAGAAGATATGATTGCGTTCAAGAAAGCTTATATTGAATCAAATGATCCATCCAAAGAGTTTTTGAGTGAAGTACCTGTGATTGTGGAAGATGCAGAAGGTACTGTTAACCTAACACTACTAAAAAATATCTTTAATGTGTACACAAAAGAGAACAATATAAACAAATCAATGAACTGGCGTACCATGAAAGAATTGCTGCTGAAGCAAGGGTTTGAAGAAAAACGCACCAGTAAAGCACGTGTACTGACTGGCCTAAAAATTGCACGTAACGGAGACAATGAATCAATCAAACCATATCTGATGAATGCACTAGCAGGAACAGAGTATGTAAACATTTTCAATGATGTACAATAGGAGGAAACAGAATGAAAAAATATAGTATTTACACAACCAATTCAGCAGAACCATTTCTAGTAGAAACTGAGGAAGATTTGATTGCTAAGTTTAGGCATGCGTTGAGTACAGAAGATTATGACTTATATATCCAACACACTAAAGATTTAATTGGAATGGGAACATACAATTATAAGGTACTACTAAACGTGAACAATATTGTGTCAATTACCATGTCAGAGAAAGTTTAATATTTTTTGAAAGAAAGTTGACTAAAACAGTTGACTTTCTTTTTATATCATGGTATTATTAATTCATAGAGATAAAGGAGGAAACAAAATGACACATGAAGAATTAATTGAGCATAAGAGCACATTACAATGTAAAATAAATGACATAAGTAAAACCATAGACTCTTTTAAAAGTATTGGGGTGACTAACCTTATAAACAGGTTAGAGGATACACGTGACTTTTTAATTCAGTCAGTATATATTATCAACACTGAACTATATAAAGAGGAGGAAACAAAATGACATTCATGATGATGGGATTATTATTTATTGGAGTAGTAATTTACGGAGCTGGAGTACTTATACACTGGCTAGAAGAAGGAGGATATTAAGATGCACACTGGATTTAAAGACAAAAATCATATTTATGCTATTGAAGTATTGAACGATAAAGGAGAATGGGTAAGACACATGTATGATGTACCTATAGATTACTATAGCATAAAGAAGTTGGGTGAATGTTATAAATCAAGAGGATATACACTAAAACAAGTTAGAATTGTGAAGGTGTTGTAAGATGAATAAATTGAATTATAGAAAAGACCTAACAACAGAAACTAATGAGAAAGTACGTATTTCAACGTATGATGACGATTGTGAGATTTACATTGGACTAATAGACGATGACAGAGATTATGCCGTTGTAACACTAACACTGAAAGAGGCACAACGTGTGAAGCGCTATTTAGAAGACGCTATTACAACTCATATTATAAATTGGGAGGAAGATTGATGACAGAATCACAATTTTCAAGAGAAGTAACAACTTACCTAGAAAGTAAAGGTGCTATCGTTAATAACCAAACAGGAGGTATGTTTTCTAAAGTTGGTGTATCTGATTTATTAGTATGCTATAAAGGTTACTTCATTGCGTTAGAATTGAAGGTAGGTAACTACCAGCCAGATCCATTGCAAATCAGTTACTTACAAAAAGTACGTTACGCTGGAGGTTTTGGGCTGATTCTACATGACGCACTTCAAGAACTCATGGTTTTACTATCTTGCATTGACAATGGAATTGAACGACAATACAAGCAACCAGAGTTGCCAGAAATTAACGTGGAGGAGATTATTTATGATTAAAGAATACGGTATTATCTATGAAAAGAAAGAATATTATGGAAATCAATTTGAGACAACGGAACATCAAATAAAAATACCTGCATTAACACTTTTTGACGCTGTAGATTATGCGCATAATACCCTAGAATTAGAAGGTATTAAAGATGTTTTTGAATTATGAGTTGGATTATGAAAGCAAAAATAGTAGATATAGAACAGGTAACAGTATATGCAGCAAATAAAGAATATATGCATTTCTTAAAAATAAGGTATAAATGGGAGGTATTAAGTTGAAGCTATTTGACTATCAGAAAGAGGCAATTGAAAATTTTGAGACTAAGCCGCTGAACCTATCAGACGTTGGGACAGGTAAATCATACATGAGTATTGGCTCATATGTTAAAAGTGAGTGTGATAAATTACTAATTATTTGTTTAGCTCCTAAAGTGCTAGATTTCGCAGAAGATGGGGAACAATTTGGGTTGACTATCACACCACTAAACAAAGGTACTAAAAAGAATAGAGAACTATTAGTAGAATCAAACCAAGTAGCAATTAGTTTTGAAAGTAGTTGGCGCTTAACTGAACTATTAAAATGGGTAGATAAAGATACCTTTGTTATTATTGATGAATCACATAAAGTAGGAGTAAGTAAATCTAAAGTAACTAAGTTCGTTATGCAACTAAGTAAGAAAGCAAAGTATACGTATTTATGCACAGCAACGCCTGTCAGCAATGGTAAACTTGAGAACTGGTATTCACAACTATACATTGCAAATGTATTTAGAAAGCCTAAAAAAGAGTTTGAAGAGCTATTTGTCATAAAACAAATGCGTCAAATGGGAAGCGCTAGGTTCCTCCAAATCACTGGCTATCAAAATGAACATTTACTTCAACAGATGATTGATGAAGCAAGTGTGAACTATAAACGTAACAAAGGATATTTACCACAAGATTACGTTTACAAAACGAAGAAACCTGCAATGTACAATAAGTTGAAAAAGCAACGTATGTATCAAGCAGAAGAAGCACCGTTTAACCCTGAACTAATTGAGCTTGATAATAGTTCTAAACTATTTAACTCATTAAGACAAGTCAGCCATGGTTTCCTGTATGGAATCAATAAGCAAGTATCTAAAGAACCGTTTGAACGTTTGGAAGCTATTCTTGAGACACATAATAATGAACGTGTAGTGATCTTCTATAATTACAAATGGGAAGGGTTGATGTTAGGTAGATTATTAGACAAATTGAAACGACCGTATGGTACGTACAATGGATCTGTTAAAGATTTGAGACCATTTAAAGACAATGAAAATGGCTTAGTACTAGCACAATATAAGTCCGCTTCAACTGGGATAAATGATTTTGTGATTAGTAATGTGACTGTGTTCAATAGCATGCCTCTAAGCTCTACAGAGTATTTACAAGCAAAAGGACGCACAGACAGACATGGTCAAGAGAAAACCCCTCTGTATTATCATATTGTGCCTGACACGTGTATTGAGAAAAAGATTTTTGAGACAATCACAAACGGAAAAGATTTTACAAATGAAATGATAGAGGAGAGTGTGAAATGAAAAAGAAATATAAAGGCTACTTTAAGAAACCAACATGTGCTGCACGTGAGATCAGATTCAAAAAGAAAATGATAGAGTCGTTCAACTTTACAGAGAAACCGCGTGTTGGATTATGGGTAAACACTTATAAAAAATATATAAATAAATTGTAGAAAAAAGTTGACACCCCAATTAAGGGGTGTTATACTTAGTACATAAGTAAGAGGAGGAAGTAAAATGAAAGAATTAAGACTAAAGACAAACGGCAAAGCACCACTAGTGGCTGGAGCTTTTGATGGAGAAAATATTAAATTGATTCAAGCATGGGTGCAAGAAGGAGGTAACGTTGGTACACTTACAGGATCAGCTAGTGGTATTGCAGTCATTGACATTGATAATCATAATGGAGTAGATGGTCTTGGCAACTTAAAAGATTTTTTAGAAATGTATGACATTACATTACCTAAGACTAAAGTAGTTAAGACTCCAAGTGGTGGATTACACTACTACTTTAAACTTGATGAGAAATATAATGACACACAGTTTATTCAAAATCATCCGCAACTAAAAGGGGTTGACTTCCAAACTCATGGCCGCTACGTTGTTGCACCACCTAGTCAAATTGATGGCAAATACTATGAGGTAGTACGTGATGTTGAATTAGCAGAACTACCTGATAAATGGTTAGAGATGTTCACAGATAAAACGATTACAGCAAAGAATAAGAAGAGAGAGAGAAAGTGGACAGCAACCTTATTAGGTGATATAATTGCAGGTAGTGGAGAGGGAGGAAGAAACATCTGGCTAACCACTCAAATTGGTAAATTATTTGCAACTGGCTTAAATCACGACGAAGTGCGAGTATGGGCTCTATACGTAAACCAAATCGGATGTAATCCACCTTTGTCAGAAAATGAAGTACTACAAACATATGAAAGTGTACGTAAGCGTGAGTTGCGTAGAATGGAGGAAGACTAATGAATTACGATGAATTACTAACTAAACTAGACCAACTATTACCACCAAAAAATCAAACACAGAAGGGGTCTGATAAATATTTTTACTATTGTTATGGATACTTAAAAGCGTTAGATAGTTTTAATATTATTTCAAAAGAAAATTACCAAAAAGCGCACAGATATGTGAGTTTTTACTATGAGTAAAAATAACAGCAAGGAGGAATAATGATGAAGCTATTTATAAAAACTATGTTCACCAGGTTATATGTGTTATTGGTAGGAGCAACAATAGTATATGCTTCAAATGAAGGTTTTTTAACGATCATTGGAAGTATTCTAATATATATACTATTTGGAGGTAGCATAAAAATCTTGATTGACTGGGTAATTACGGAGGAATAATGATGGACAAACAATTATTTAACACAGAGTTTACAAATGGATACTGCGTAACAGTAGTCAGTCAATCCAGATTTGAGTTAAAATATTATGTAGAGATGTTCCATGTTAATGAACCACAAGACACTCATAGAGTTGATTTTCATACAGCGCGCGAGGTTTTTGGATATTTGTCAGATATTCAAAACTATAAACAAAAAGACTAGCCAATTGGCTAGTCTTAACGAGCGGAGGGAGGAGGAATCCCTATAATTTATTATAGCATAAAATAAAAGTTTTGTGTTGACAAGTAATATACTATATGATATTATAAATATATAAACAAGAGAGGATTTGATAACATGTTTAAAGTTGGAGACAAAGTTAGATGTATAGACAATGACAGAACACCCACCTTAACGATTGGCGAAGTATATGAAATTATATGTTCTGAGTATGATAATTTTATGAAGGAAACGTTTGTGCGCTTGAAAAATGACACGTCAGAATATATAGCTTCACGTTTTGAGAAAGTGACAGATTCTGATGAGTCTGAAGAATTAGAAAATACAATTGGTAAAATAATCAAAGGTTCACATATTACTGGCAGTGTAATTGAATCTGAAGAATTAGAAAACACCAAACGTTACAAAACCACTTCAGGTAAACAATTATTTGATGTATTAGAAGATGACTTACTAACGCATGAAGAACTATGTGGTTTCTATAAAGCCAACATTTATAAATATACACATAGATATAAACAAAAGAATGGAATTCAAGATTTGAAAAAAGTGAAAGTTTATGTAGATCAATTAATCAAACTGGAGGAAAAACACAATGAGATTTGAACCATTAAATGAGCCTTACGATATGTATGCCATAACGGATGAAGGTCATGTGTTTCATTTAGACAAAGAACGATACGAAACCGAATTAGTTGATCCAAAGAATGGGAAAATGTATGTAGTACTTGAAGGCTCACATACAAAGTCACGTAAATTCTACGTCTCTCAATTAGTAGCAGACATGTTTGTTAAAAATGAACACAACTTAGGATATTTATATTTTAAAGATGGTAATGTACAAAACAGTCACCACACAAATATTGGTTACGCCATTAATCCAAAAGAAGGGGTAGAACGTGTGGCACGTCCCTTCAGAAAGAAAGTAGAGCCAAAACGCCATTCGTTAATTGTAGCTATTGGAAAAGCGTGCGAGCAAAAAAACTGGAAAGAAGCCAATAGATTAGGTAGAGAGCTTTGGGAATTAGAAGGAGCAAAATATGCAGACAGAAATAAATTAGTATAGTTGGAGGCAAGCAAATGTCAGAATTTGAATTTGATGTACATTACACAGGAAGTAAAGGCAACAGTGTATCAATCTATTATGAGAATCTTGGTTTCCTAATTGATATTGGCAAACCATACAAATACATTGAACCATATTTATATGATAAACAATTTGTATTAATTACGCATAAGCACCAGGATCACCTTGTATATACAACATATAAAAAGATTAGAGAAAACTTTCCCCACATTAAAATATTATCTAACGAAACTGTTAACAATGAACTAATAAAACGCAAACTTAGTAGTGTAGACATAACATTCAAAGATGATTTCCAGTTTAAAATTGGAGATGTAAAATTTACAACACTTCAAAATTATCATGGTGCAGCTGAAGACTACACAGAAACACATGGTTTCATTCTAGAGAGTCCTTCGCAAAACTTAATTTATGCCACTGATTTGAGTACTCTAATAGATTATGAAGAATATTGCTTGACAAATAAAATTAAGTTTGATATTATTCTTTTAGAGGCTAACTATGACCCACAAGTCATTGGTTTATCAGAATATATGAAAATTCACAGTGGATATGATACCTTTAACAATGGGTCATATCGCCACCTAAGCACTGTAGACAGAGAGGAGTTTGTTACTAAGTTCAAGAAACCAAATGCTGTAGATGTTGAGCTTCACATTTCAGAACGTTATCGTAGCTTTGAAGGATTAATTAGATTAGAAAAAGGAAAAATTAGTCAAAAAGATGTTGACAATTATTTAAAGAGATGATATAGTTAATATATAGAGGAGGAAGAATAATGAAAGATTTGCTAGATAAGTTAAACAATCTCATAAAATTTGAACAGATTGAAATTAAAAGCGCCTACGATAATTACTACCCATACGATAAAGTCATTCTAGTTGAAGATTTAATTGATATACTGGACGCTTACGAGCAGGAGGAAGAATAATGAAATACAAATACGGAGATTTAGTTAGATTCACAAACAATTATGGAATGCACGCAGCACAAGGCGATGAAGGCACTGTACAACACGTAGACAAGTTTGGAAACATTCTTGTCTTGGTTGAAACAGGAGAGTTCGCAGCACGCTTTGAAGAAGTACGTGAAGAAGATATTGAACTGATTGATCGATTAAGTGATGAAGATTTATACTTACTGAAGGAGGAGCTATAAAATGACTAAGAAACTTACAGTGAACGATGTAGCACATCTACTAGAGGATAATGGGTTAATAGAAGTTATATTTGGAGATGATAATAGGTTTTATTATGACACACCTAGATATACAATAGATGAGCTTGTTGGTAAGTATGGAGAACGAGTGGTTACATGGATTACACCAACCCCAGAAGATGGAGATGAAGGAATGACAATTGAATTGGAAGGTGATAGAGTATGAACTATAAAACACTGTTAAAATTAGATTATGGATATACTGAAAACCAGTTGTTTGATTTAATTGAAAAATACAAGTGGCTATTCAAAGTGAATTACACAATTGATGAAATCTTTGCTGTAGAATACAAACGTCTCAAGTTAGAGGATGAAACTCATGGCATTTGAATTATCAATACAAGCTACAGGTAAACATGAAATACAGTTCATTGGTTACGAAAAAACACTTGAAGACGTAAGGAGGTTAGCTGAACGAATGAAAGAGCAAGAAGTGAATGAGGAAAATATTATAGAAAATAAAAAACTTCTTGCTGAAATTCGTAAAGAAATTAAAAAGTTAGATTCAGAACGATTAGCGGTTAAGCGTGAAATCATGACCCCGTATGATGAATTGAATGAAAAGATTAAACTATTGAAGGAAGTCCTGGGTGAAGGAGAGGAGCATATCAATTCCCAAATTAAACAGATTACACTACGAGAACAAGAGGAACGTAAGTTACAAATCAAAGAACTGTTTAAGAAATATCAGAAGTCATATAACTCTCCACAATGGCTTACTTTTGATAAGTTTTTAGCAAAGAACCCAACGCTTATAACCAATAAGGCTACGAGTGCCAAAAAGATACGTGAAGCAGTGGTTTCTTACTTTGACACCTTTAAGAATGATTACGAACAACTAAAACAAACCTACCCTGATAAAGATGATCGTTCAGCCATTTTAATTGCCTACTCTAAAAATGGATTTAATATGCAAGAAGCGATCATTGACTATGCGAACATGATTGCTGAGAAAGAACGTCTTGAAAAGGAACAGACTAGAATAAAAGAAACCAAAGTGCCTGACATTGTCATTATTACTGGAAACGAGCAAAAACAGGAGGCTCCTAAACCAGTTGAATATGTGACAATTAAGGTTAAGAAAGAAGACTTGAAGAAACTTAAAATTGAGTATGAGGTGGTAAAATGAATTTAACAACTGAGGAACTAATTAAGTTGGTAGAAGAAAATGATTTAAAAGCGTTTGAATTTGAAAATAAGCTACGTGACGAATATGGTTTTGATTCAGATGAATTAAATAGTTACAATCAAAGTAGTATTATGACATTACTTGGACTAATGAAGTTTAATAATTTAACAGTAGATGAAATGCTAGAAAAGTGTTTAGATGATCTACACAAGTAAGGGAATGTATGATATAATAGATTTTGTAAGCGAGAATAAAACAAATTAATTGGAGGAATTAAAATGTCAGAATTAAAAAAAGTAATTATTGTTAGTGCAGAGGAAGATGATATTAGTGTGAAATTACAGGTAGCCAGTGAAGATTATAGCGCTATCTATGAAGCAGCAGTATTTAAACAAACATATGATAAAGACTCTAAAACATGGAATGACTTCACAGATGAAGATACAAAAGGTAAAGAACGATTGGCTAAAGCCTTAGAAATTCTAGGTGGATCGTTTGATAATCTTGAAGATAAAGAATTAGAAATGTACGTAGACGAAGAAACAGGTAAAGCCTATTTTGAAGAAGGAACATCATTCAAAAAGATTGAGAAACCACTGGTTTCGCTAAAACGATTAAAGCAAGTACCAATTGTTGAAATCAAAGACAGTGCAAAAGGACGTGCTGTGGTAGTAGAACATGAGGGTAAATATTACTCATTCAACTTCAACTCAGGAGTTTATATTGAGAAATTGAATAAATTTATTCCTAATCAAGCGAAACTTGCAAAAGCTAAAGCACGCTTCAACGAGTTATTTGAAGATGTGAATGTAACATGGGATACATCAGATATGGCAGTTGGACTGGTTGTGGACTGTACTGTAAACAAGAACATGCTGGATCCAAAATCCCCATACGGTTGGTTAGAGGCACAGCCGCTTGATCCAGATGACCAGAAAGAGGCAGTGACAGAAGAAGACTTACCATTCTAAAATAAATTAAAAAAGAGTTAGCCTAAACGGTTGACTCTTTTCTTTTATCATGCTAAAATTAACTTGTAAGATAAAGAGGAGGAAATAGAATGGAAGAAATTTGGACAGATACTAAAGACTATGAAGGAGTTTATCAGGTGAGCAACTTGGGAAGAGTTAAGAGAGTTACAACAGGTAGGATTTTAAAAAGTGGTAAAGATAAAAAAGGATATCTAAAAGTTATCTTATGTAAAAACAATATTAAATCAGCCAAGACAATCCACCGTCTAGTAGCTCAAGCATTCATACCAAACCCAGAAAATAAACCACAAGTAAACCATATTGACGAGATTAAAACAAATAACATGGTTTCAAATCTAGAATGGATGACTGCTAAGGAAAATACTAATCATGGGACACGTAATGAAAGAGTGGCTAAAGCTGTCAGTAAAACTTTGAGTATTCCAATCATCGCAATTAATCTAAAAAATGGTGAGTCTACAGACTTCTGTAGTGGTAAAGAATGTGCTAGACAATTAGGTTTAGATCCATCACACATTACAGATGTTTTAAAAAGTAGACGTAGACAAACTGGTGGCTATACATTCAAATATAACGGAGGGTACAACTAATGAATATTGGAAATGTGGTAGAACTCAAACGAGATAATCTAAACGGCGTGGGTAATAAAGGTGACAAAGGAGTATTATTATACAAGCTGTATAAGCCAGTTGATGGTTACGAATGCATGGTCAAGTTATACAGTGGAGTCACTGAAGCCTTCCTAGAAAAAGATTTAAAATTAGCAACAAAAACTATTGACAAAGTAAACTTTGCATGGTAACATTAACTCATAAGATAAAGGGAGGAAAATTAAAATGACTAAACAAAACCCAGTACTAGAAACATTGAAGAAAATGAACCACACACAAGAGGAGGAAAAAGAAATGACCAACGATCAATTACAAAACGAAATTTTAAAGGAACAATTAACACAACTTAAAAGCATAAAAGAGAATTCTAATAAGCCAAGTTTGACTGTTTATTTATTGCTAGCATTGTTCTTGGGTGGTATTGGCGCACATGATTTCTATGTTGGAAAACCAGTAAAAGGACTTATTAAATTAGCGTTCTGTTGGACTGGTATCCCTACAATTATTTCACTATTCAATATTATTGGCGCACTGATAAACAAAGATGATTTCAAATAAAGGGAGGAACTTTAAATGATGTTAGTAGACAAATTAATTTTAACAGTCAAAGATGAAGATGGTGTCATCATTAATAGACATTTTAATGAGGTGTATATAAAGATTGATCCAACGCAAATGATGATCGCAAACAAGAAGAACACTATTGCTGTTTATAAGTTAGATGATGTACTATATATGCAAACACAAGGCCATCCAAGACAGTTTAGAATGTTCCAATGAGATACACTATTGAGAGTTTCATAGAGTTTATAGTTTGCACTTGTGTATTAACAATAGATGTGATATACTATATTATATTTAAACGAGAGAGGAAGTAAGTAGATGAAAAACATAGCAGAATTCCAGGGTGCTGAAAAACTAGCATCTAAACTGTTAGAAATATTTTCTGCATTAGCAGGTAATGGAAAAAGTTTTGATCCTATGACGGAAGGAGTTCATCAAGTAGTAGTTATCAAAGCAGATGAACGTTTAAGCGCTAAAGGTAAAGAAATGAAAGAGATTAAAGTACGTAGCACAAATGATGGACGTGATACTACTTTTTATATTATGAAGTTTCGCAAACAAGATTGGAAAACGTGGGAAAAGATAGAAGTTGGACAGCAACTGATTATCACTCTAAAATACAGTAATGGTTTCCCTAACGTAACAATTAACCAAAAAGGAGGAGTTGTTGATAACTTACCTGAGAAACCAAACAAAGCATTGACGAATCAAACAATTTATATTTATGATATTGAAGTATTTAAAAAAGATAACTTATTTGTCTTTAGAGATTACTTCACTAAAGAATGGACAGTTATTCATAATGATTTAGATGCGTTACGCAAATTCTATCTAGCGAATAGAGATTCCTTGTTTGTAGGTTACAACTCACACTCATATGACTCAAATGTCATGCGTGCTTATTTACAAGGCAAAAACCCGTTTCATGTGTCAAAAGCAATCATTGAAAGTGATGATAGATCATTAGCATATAAAATGTTTGATACTAATAAAACTCCACTTTTTGGAATGGATTTGTATCAAGACAATAGAGGTTTTAGTCTGAAAGAACATAGCGCTTTCATGGGTATTAATATTAAAGAAACTGAGGTAGATTTTGATTTAGATAGAGAGCTAACTGAAGAAGAGCAGGTGTTGAATGAACTATACTGTAAAAACGACGTCTTAGCTACTGAGAAACGTTTTGAACAAAACATAGGGATGCTAGTAGCTAAGGCTGCAATTGCATTATACTTTGGTTTAGATAAAATGGCTCTATCAATGACAAACGCAAACTTGACTGCTGAACTATTAGGGGCTGAGAAAACACCTGATAGAGGTGATGAACTAGATAAGTATGAACTGCCAGAAGGATTCAAAATTGAGTCAGAGACCATTCGTCAGGCATTTATGACAGATGACTTTGAAGCGAATGATAAAGGTCATGCTAGTATTTCATTAGATGTTCCTCGTAGAGACGTTACAGAGGTTTTAGGGGTAGGTGGTATACATGGGGCTAAGGAATCATTTATTCATGTAGGTAACTTCCATGCACGTGACGTGGGTTCACTTTATCCTAATACAATGGTTTTATTTGACTACTTATCAAGAAACATCCAAGAAGACAAACGTCATATTTATCAAATGCTACTTGATGAACGTATGGAAGCTAAGTATTCTAATAAAGAATTTACTGAAATTAAAGGCGTAAAAATTCCAACCAAGCTATTAATTAATGGCTATAAACTACCATTAAATACTAAGTATGGTGCAATGGGTGCTGAGTTTAACAAATTGTATGATCCACGCATGCGACTACTTGTTTGTATCACAGGTCAAATGGCAATGTGGGATTTACTAGAAAAGATTGAAGACCATGCTACTATTATTCAATCAAACACAGATGCTCACTATTACATTCCATTTAGTGAAGAAGATGAAAAAGCCATTGATGATATCGCAGATGATTGGATGAAACGAACAGGGTACACGTTAGATGATGATCCTTTTAAAGCTATTTTCCAGAAGGACGTCAATAATTACTTGGCAGTTACATCAGACGGCAAAGTGAAGGTTAAAGGTGCTATTGGTCTAACAAAGGGATTGAAAGTATCTAAAGCAATTGTATCAAATGCCTTTATAAACTATGTAGTTGCTGGGAAAGATTATAAAGAGTTCATCAATGAATGTGATGAACTACGTCAATTCCAAATGATTACTAAAACTGGATGGACTTTTGATGATACTATTGTACGTGATGTTTATGGTAATGAACGCAAAGCACAAAAAGTGAATCGTACATTTGCAATAAAAGACCCTAACAAAGCTGTTGAAATATTTAAAGTAAAACGTGGAGCTGTTGTTGAAGAGGAAGGTACTACAATTATTGGCGATGATTCTTATACTAAAGGCTTGCCTAATGCACCTGAGTATTATGCCATTGACAATGAAGCAATTGGTGAAGGATGGATAACTATTGATGATATTGAAAAAGAGTACTATATAAACCAGGTAGAGGACCTGCTAGTACTATGGTTTGGTACTAACTGGAAAGAACGGATTGAACAAGCACATAGTCAAATGAAAGAATTTCCAGAAGTTAAAAATTATATTGATTAAACACTTGACACCTCTTAACTGAGGTGTTATACTTAATTCATAAAGTTAAAGGAGGAAGTAAGGAATATGAGATATGTAGGAAGTAAAAACAGACTTAGTAAAGAATTAGCACCAATTATCCAAAGTTACATTACAGATGAAACGGTGGCATATATTGAACCATTTGTAGGTGGCGCTAATATGATTGATAAAATTAACCACCATAATAAAATTGGTAGTGACATGCACAAGTATTTAATAGCATTGCTAAATAAAGCAAGATATGACAAGGATAGTATTCCTGATATAATAGGTTTAGATTATCACTATTCAGTTAAGAAGAATATGGATGAATACCCTGATTGGGAAGTTGGTCTAATAGGGTTCTGCAGTTGTTTTGGTGCAGATTTTATGAAGGGATACGCTAGAAACAAAAAAGGAGATAACAGTGGCGCATGGTCAGCTGGCGCTATTAAAAATTTAAAAAAGCAATCAGAATCTTTTAAAAATATTAAATTTGAATGCAAGTCATTTACTGATTATAATCCAAATAACTATAAAAACTGTGTATTCTACTTAGATCCACCATACAGAGAAGTATACGGGTATTCAACTGGTGAATTTCCATATATAGAGAATTTGATGAATGGGCTATTAAATTGGCTAAAAACAATACTGTACTAATTAGTGAGTATACTATGCCAGAAGATAAATTTGAATGTATCTGGAGTAAAGATACAACGGTATCTATTACTAATCAAAAGGGTGCAAAAAATAAAAAAAAGAGTTGAAAAATTATTTAAAGTACGCTAAGAGGAGGAATTTAAAAATGATTAAAATTTATACTAAAAACAATTGTATGCCGTGCAAAATGACCAAGAACTGGCTCAAAGACAAAGGACATACATTTACTGAGGTGAATGTGGATGATAATCTAGAAGGTTTAAATGAATTACTTACTATGAACCTGAAAACCCTACCTGTAATTTTTAAAGATGGTGAGTTCGTAAGTATGGGATTTGCACCAAATAAATGGGAAGAATTTAAATAAGGTTGAAAGGATTTGATTATGATCATTACATTATCAGGAGTAATTGGGGTAGGTAAATCCTCAATGACACAATTATTAAGCGAGTTATTAGAAACCAAAGCTGTTTATGAGCCAGTTGAGGATAACCCTCTACTGGAAAAGTTCTACGCAGACAAGAAAAAGTATGGTTTTCTATTTCAGATTGACATGTTATCAAAACGTTTTGAACTTATTCAAGAAGCTATGAGTGTTAAAAATGGGATTCTTGATCGCTCAATTTATGAAGATTCAATATTTTTAAAGCAGTTATATGATGAAGGTGCTGTAGATAAATTAGAGTTAGATGTATATACAAAATTATTAAATCGTATGTTAAAAGAATTAGAACCTTTACCTAAGAAATCACCAGATTTGATGATTGTTTTAAATTGTAGTTTTGAAGAAGAAATCAAGCGTATTAATAAACGAGCAAGAGAGTTTGAGAAGGTGGAAGAAGGTACTGAACTATATGAATACTTCAGAGACCATCACGCTAATTATCAAGACTGGATGGCTAAAGATTTAGGCTTCCCTAAATTAATCATAGATGTAACAGAACTTGACTATGTTAATAAGCCAGAACACCGCATGAAAGTACTAATGATGATATTAGATGAATTATTCCATGTAGGAGCAATTAGTGGTGAAGAACATAGCTATTTCTCTCAAAAAGCGTGTCTCTCACGAGCATTCTAAGCACTTTAAATAAATTAAACAAGGTGATTACCCATTAAAAAACAAAAAAAAAAACCACTGGTCTAACCAGTGGTTTTTTATTATAGACTCAGATAGATACTATCAATTCGCACATCATTCACTGCACCTTCGCCGTTAGCTTTATTCGCTCTACGCAAGATAACATCTACTTTTTTACCTTTGAACTGAGCTTTCTTAACAGTTACGTCAAAACCAAGCTCTTGTCCACCTTGATAGCCATATGCTTTCTTCACATCTGGGCGTTTAATACCAGCGGATTGAACACGTGACAACTCGTTGTTTGTTCCATGTTGCATGAAGATAACATATGCATATCGTCCAATAGCTCCTTGCGGTTTATCAGGAACTAACCAACCAGCTACACGAATCTGATCTTTACCATGACCATTAAAGTAGTCAAGTTTACCCCAAGCATTACCTTGATGTTTAGGTTTTGTAGCAGCTACTGCCTTATCATGTTGGCTAGGTGTTGAAGGTGTTACGTTAGCACCACTTGGAGGTGTTTGTCCACCTGTAGATGGAGCTTTACCATCTGGTTTCAAACTAGGGTTATTGTAATACTTAAGAACGTTTTTAATCACATAATCCTTCATTGCGTTAGTTACATTAGCTGGCTGTGCCTGTGTTGAGTTGAAACCAGTGTGAATAATTAACGAACGTTTAGGACATTGCGTGGCTGAAAACTCATGATGTAGACGTACTGTATTGCGGTTAACAGGTAATCCATAATATTTCAAATCTTGTGCAATTTGCCAAAATGTATTTTCTTCAGCTTGCAAAAAGTCTTTTAATGGGGTTTGATCGTTACCACACACTTCATAACCAATATAGTTTGTATTACCATCAGAGTTGGCTGTATGCCAAGCTGCATTGTAAGTATCCTCAGTACGCCAGATTGTATTCTTGTCAATATAATAATGCGCAAATCCAGCAGCTAACTGATTGGTGTTCATTGCTGCTAAACGATTAGCCTCTTGTTTAGCTGTTGAGTTACCCCACGTATTGTGGAATACCACGCCTTTCACTGCACCAGGTCTACGTCCAGCTACACCACGTGTAACTGTTTTGTTGATTATTTCTACCATGTTATCACTCTCTTTCTTATTTGTTTGGTTCTGTATAGTTTAAAGCCTTTTCACTATCTGTAATACCTTTAGTTGTTGGGTCTGGAATCATATTTAATGCATTAATTACAGTTAAGCCTAATACGTAAGGATTACTTACTGCTCTGACTAATACATCCAATAATGTGTCAAAGGATGTAATATCCTCAAACTTCAAACCAAAGTATGCTAGGATAGGTACTGCTAATGCGCCAACAAAACGCAAGATAAATGTTAGGTTGTCTTTGCTAAAACGAACTTTCCAGTTTATTTTTTTCATTCTACATCACTCCTATTTCATAAATAAGGATAAACCAATACTAATTAATGCCCCAATTACTGCGCCAACTGTTGTACGAGTTAACCATGTGTAGCTGTTTTTAAGGTCAGCTAATGCCTCTCTATTCTGCATGGACATGCTGTAAGCCTTATCTGCTTTCTCAGATTGGCGTTCTAAGCGACTACCATACTCTTTTAAGTCAGCTTTAATCTCAGGTATGTCATCCAATTTTACCTCAATTCTTGCTAACTGTTCTTTTAATGAAACAAACTCCTTATCATTTAAGTTCATAGCAAAACACTCCTATTCATTTATCACCTCGTTTCCTAGGTCTGTAATCATTATACCATCTATATAAGCGAAATAGTGTGTCTCTCACGAGCATTCTAAGCACTTTAAATTTTGTTAGGTGGGTGATTATGCGTTTAAAAGCAAATAAAAAGCCCTCAATTGAGGGCTTAATCAATATTATATGATAGTGAACTTATACCACAATAGGTTGCATTTGCTCCAGGTGAAAATACAATTTTAGGGCTAGTTGTTATACCTAAACGACCACCAGGATTTCCACCACTAACTACACCAATCGCCCCATACGCAAACTCAGTCACCCTTGGTTTGATTTCTGCTGGGAGAGTTGTTGCTCCAGCAGCGTTTGTTCCTGAACCAACTTGGAATGGGTAATAGTCAGTACCAGCCAACATATTACCACTTTTCAATCCGAATTGGCCTTTAAATATGACTGTTTTTGTTCCATCAAGATTGTATTGGATCTTATACATACATGGATTATTCTCCTTGGTTTCAAATGCTGAACCCAATGTTAAATTAATCCAAGGAGTCTTAGTTAATGCTTTAGCATCTAATACGCCATTATAATTACCAGAAGCGTCACTAAGTGATAATGTAATTAAACCACCACTAACACTCGTGGTAGATTCTGATGTTTGTTTACCTGTTTCATCATACAACCGTTGCCTTAGATTAACTGTTCCTTGGTGAATATCTGCTTCTGTAGTTGCTAACTTATACAGTCTTTCACCATCACTGTTTGTCAAATAGTATGTTGAGCCTGCTTGTAAAATACCATCATTAATACCCAGTTTACCATCAGTAACTTGATTTACGCCACTAGTTACATTTGTATACTCATTAAGAAATTCAGAACCACTAATAGTTGTTCCATTAATAACTCCACCATTTATTTCCGCTGCTGTGATGATTTTACCAATTAATTCCTCTGCAATAATTTGACTTGCAAACGCAACTTCAACCCATTGACCATTTTCACGATTGTAACTATTTGTAGCTTTACCATTAATCACTTTAAACCATGTATCTCCATCTTTTGGGTTAGTTGGCTCTTCCTCTTGCCAGTATACTGTACCTGAACTGGTCTCAATCTGCATATTGTTAATAATTTTCATCCCTTGTGCTTGCATTCATATCTCTCCTTCTAATCTTCTGCATTACAAATATACGTATATCTAAGTTCAGTACCTGCTGTGACTGCTATGGATAAGCCAGTGTCACTCCATTCAGTATCAAGTGAACCATCCAGCTTTAATCTACTCCATGTAAATGTTTTGAAAAAATTAGTTACATCTAATGTTCCTTTCATCACTCTACATGTCAATGTGATTGTACCCTCACCATTTACGAAAAATGGAGCTGATGAATCAATCTCAACTGTATACGGCACTGCATTGTTTATCTTATCGTTCAAATCATTAGCAAGTTCCTGCAAACGTTCAGATAATCCACTCTCTAATCTAACAAAGTCAGAAAGCTCACAGACAACTTTTTCATCTTCGTAAGTAATGGTCAGCTTTTGAACTCTACTTGATAGAAATAAGTTTTCATTTTCATCTATGATATCTACCGTATCACCTACAGTTAATTGTGATGGAATGTTAGCAATGTCTACAACATAGTTAACTACAGGTACACTATATTTTTCTAGCCAGTTCATAGTAGTTTCTGCTAGTTCTTTCTGATTTGTAGTTGTCCATGTTTTGTGTTGTAAGAAATAATGGGAGTTTGTGTTTGTTCTACTCCACTGTTTTACATTGTGTGTGTCATAAACATATCCATTTTCTGGATTGATAACAAAGCGTCCACTAGGGTCACTCCACTTATAGCCTTTAAGCGTAATAGGTTGATCCTTACCTTCTGGCGTTCCACCTGTAGGCTTAATTGCATTAACAAGTTGATAAATGTCTTCCTCTGTTTCAATGGAATTAATGTCTTTATTTACATATAATTTTTTACGTTCATCAACTCCACGCTTTTTATAGATATCTATCTTACGTTTAGCCAACTGGTTTCCAACAAATTCAAAGGAAAACTCTAGTTCTGCATTATCAAATTGAGTGGCTACTGATTGAACTCGCTCTAGTGCAGTCATATTACTATCCCATTCTAGTGTACGTGTCAAGTTAGGTATTTCATTTTTACCAATGACGAAACCAGAATCATAGGTAAATTTATCAATATACCAAGCTATATTATGATTCCCTTGTGATGGGAATGGTGCTAGATTCTCATTAAGTAAGTCCATTCCAGCGTCTTCACATTCTAGTGTACGTATTTGAGTTAGTGGGTTATGTGTGACTTTTAGTATTGTCATCCATACAAATTTCTGATTCAAATCTTGATAAAGTACATAATTCCCAACTGCAACATCTTTTTTTATTTTAGCAGTATTCTCTTTTGTAAACGCTAACCGTAGGGTCATTCTACGTGAAGCTGTTTCTAGTGTACTAACATCACTTGCACTTAATACAGGGTATTCTACATTGGCTGTTGTTGAAACAATTGTTTTTAATTCAAAAGTGCGATCTGTTATATAAAAATCCAATTCTACTCACTCCTTTCTTATTCATTATAACATAAAGAGAGAGACTTTTGCAAGTCTCTCTCATGCTTTATAGATAGTTTTGTGTAATTTCTGCCGTTACCTCTGCCATGTTCGCCCACTCTGAAACAATTGGCTGAACGATGGTTTCACCTGTTTCTAACTCAAATTTTTCCCACTGATTGCCTACCACGTTTAATTGGTTATTCACTACTCCATTAACAAACAGTTCTCTAGTTGCTGTGTCAATCTCTACTAAGTCTCCGTCTTGGAAGTAGTTATTCAAGTCTTGATAGTATGGTGTCCCTTCCCAACGTGCTTGCATGTCAGTCATTCTCATAATAACACCGTATTTATTTGAGAATCGCATAAACCAAAATCCAGCTTTTGTGAATTTACTTGTGTCTGCTTCTGGAAGTGTCCAAACAAATTTGTATTCTTTGTCAATTGCTGCCTGTGACCATCCTCCAGGCGCTTGATTCAATGACTTGATTTGAACAACACGCCACACTAGTCTGTTCCCTCTACGATCCATGTTCATTTCATAGAAGCTTTTATTGAACACCTTTCTATCTAATTTCATCTGATGAAGCTTGTTGTTTTTATACCATGCTTCAAAAACTAACTCATTTGAGGCTGTGCTGCTGTCTCTGATAATCGCAGTCATGATTGGATTACCTAACTCATCAAATGTACTAAACTCTAAGCGTCCTCGTTGTCCTTTATTGTAATTATCAAATCCAAATCTGAAATGCGTTGTAATTGGGAGTGTTCTATCAGTATTTGATGGCGCTGCGATATCTCCCACCACTGTTGGGCCATGCCACACATTAATATCTCCAACACCTGTATATACTGGCAGCACTGCGTCTGGATCATCCTTCATGTTTAATGTTCCCTGTATCTTGTTTGGTTTGGCTGGGTTACTATTCATGTTTGGATATACTGATTTGAAGCCAGTATTTACTTTCAGAGCTGAGTTCAATGTATTACCCCAGAACGTTTCATTCATTGCTGGCTCTACTCTGGATGAGGTTGTTCCGTCCACGTCTTCAGGGTTACCAAATTGCAAGATAGCTCCATTTTGATTCAATAAAGCAACCAGTCCGTTTTCTCCTTTCATTCTGAAAGAAAAGCGTGGCTTCGTTCTGTACGTACCATTGTTTTCAATCTTGATTAAGTCACCAACTGAATCACCACTTGGTACATATTCAACAGCATTGATATATGAAGGACTATATCCCCAATGATAATCTTTTGGATTATTTGATGGTGCTGGTGCAATACCTTCATATTTGTAGTATGGAATATTAGGAGTTCTGCTGTTGCCTTTTTCAATTTTTAACCATTTTATGGTGCATGAACCTAATTCTGAATATCTTTGATAAATACGGATTAGTTTTGTTCCACTTGTTTGGGTATCTTTATTATAAGTAAATGTCAACTCCCACTGGTCTACCACACCTTCAACTGGTGTCATATCGCCAAACTTTGTGTTTCCGTTATCCGCAATAAACACAGAAAAGTCTTGATTAGCGGGTTTCGTACCCTCTAAAGTTACAGTGTAAGTTTCTCCCTTTACCAAGTAATTAGACAACGTTTGTTGTGTTATAAGCTGATTAGAAGTGGTGACTGGTAGATTAGTATTTGGAGCAATATTCTCACCCAAATAGGTTTTACTAAACCAGTAAGGGTTATCACGTAAATTGGGTTGGTAAGGTGTAGACGTCTCTCCTTCTTCAATTTTGATGTTATAACGCACATTTAAATTACCTTTAAATTCATGAGTAGATACATTAACTTGCAGCCAGACTGAGTTGTAGTTATTGATTATATTTGGCATATCATTATTACCTTGCATTGTTGTAAGTTTATACCATACACCAGGTTGTGGGTTGGATATGTCACCAATTAATGCACCTTGTGATCCTTCATCCACAGCCTTATTAATTCGGTAACTCATTCTAATACGTCCTTCTAATGGTACATCAGTACTAACTTCTGCTGTTAAGGTATATTTTTTATTTGCTTTTAATACTGGAATTTTATGACTATGTCCAGCATATACATTCATATCACCAGTATTTTTACTAAAATCAAAACTCACATACTCTCCATTAACATCTGTTTTAGTGACTCCTGCGGCAAGCAAATCCCAATCTTCGAAAGAAAGTGTTCTCATTAAGTTGGGTCTCCCGCTATAATCATAGTCACCAAAGTCTAAGCTGTTACTATACGCCTTTGCTCCTACACTTGGAGCGGTTACTGTCTCACCAATTGGTGGTAGAAAACTAACCATTGGTTTACTCCACTTGATGAGATTACTTCCTCTGAAACCATATTGCAAGTTAATGGCATTTGTCTTTTCGTTTTCAATCTTCACAACTGACCCATATTCAGTAAATTCAGCGGTTACTTTTTTAGGGATATACACAAGGTGTCTCTTAAGTATTGCTCCCTTCACTGTATCCCACTCTTCTAGAATAACTTGACCTGCATAATCTTTGTTATTCTCTTCATCAATAGATACTACGTTAGCATATACGCTAAAGTTTACCTCATCCCCAACTTTCAAGTCCGCAGTATGAATTGTTGTTGCTGGGTTCCAGTTTAGCCATCGTTCATCTGAGTTTTTATCACGTTCAAAATTCAAAGGTACTCCATTCGTGAAATCACCTTGAACTACATTAGAGTTATTAAACTTCTCATCTAATTTCTGTACCCAAGGCTTCATATATTTATTAATCGCATTATACTCACTATCAAGCATTACATTGGTTGTGGTTGAGTAGGTGTTGGAGAAACCAATTGGCTCTATAGCATGTGCTAGCCCATCTGGTACGTCAAAGGTTAGCGTCAGTGGAGTATACTTCAAATCAGTGGCATCATATTCTTCAGCTCCTGTGAAGATAGCATTGAAATATCTATCTGGAAAAATGTCAAATACTAATTGTTGAGGTTCATCACTATTAACCAATGCTTTCAATTCATCCATCACTTGTGGTACTGTTTTACCTGAATTGTCTTTGATGATGAATCCATCAATACTTAGTGTATAGTCTCCCAATCTTGTATTTCTGAAATGTTTTCCATCTGTGTTACCTACTTGGAAAAACTCATTTTCTTTTGATAAAAACGGTATGTTTAATTTTGCAATTTGAAATAAATGTTTTGTCTCTTTTCCGTCAATCGTAAATGACCTAAGGAACTCATAATTTTGCCCCATGTTTATCTCTCCTCATTCTTTAATATAGTACAATTATAACACAAATTAGGGACTTGTATAAGTCCCTAATTTTCTAAACTAATCCCAAATCACGATTAGCGTTTAACTGATTTCTTGATTGAATCTTTTGCAGTTTACTATTTAGCTTCTCACCATCTAGTACTACATTAGTGTCTTTAGCTAAAATAGCCATCAATAACTCATTTTGCTGTTGTAACAATAGAAGCATTTGCGCCATATCAGAATTAGTAGTTGACGTCGTTCCAGATACTGGTGCTGACTGGTTACGATTAAGTTTCTCATTTGCATAGGCTAATAGTTGCATAGCTCTTGAACGTTTTAACCCTGAGCCAGTTAGTGGAATAACTACTTCTTCCTTATTACCTTCTCCAACTCTTGCAAAGTGTTCTTTCGTGATGATTCCACCGTTTTCATAACCAACTCCACGATACGCTGCACTCAGTGATCCATACCTTGATAGCGCATATCTAATGGAAGCAAGAATGTTAGATAGTGGGTCATAGATATTACTATTGAATCCTGGCATTGCGTACTGTCTGAATGTTGGGTCAATCACTTGGAGTAGTCCTTTAGAAGGTGTTCCATTTTTAGCGTTAATATCCCAGTTGTTAATCGCTTTAGGATTACCATTTGACTCTGTACGCATTTGATTTAGTAATGCATTTAGATTTCCTGCACTGTATTGACCAGTCATTTTCAATGCTCTAATTGCTACATTACGCCATCTTTCTACGCCACTGCCTCCAACGCTATCACCTGAAATTTGTGTGCTTTGTGGGTCTTTCACACCGTTCAAATGCACGTGGTCGTAATGGTCGCCAGCTGGCCATGGTTCCCATGCACCAGTTGCTGGTTGACCTGATTGCCCTGAACGGTCACGAACCTTACCATTTGTGATTACGTAGCCAATCTTGGAAGCGAATTTTTCAAAAGCATAGTTTGCGGCTTCTGTATATTTAGATGACCCTCCTGTGACACCTGGTAATGCAATATCGATGGCATTACGTTTACCATGTGAATAAGGGTCACCTGGTCTATACCCACTAGTTGCCACAAATCCTGGGAACTTCTTCATCACAGACTTAGCAACATCAGCCAAATATTTATAGACGCCATTTGTTCCTATGGAGGTATCTAAGTTACCAGATGAGAACAACCCAGTGATTTTTTCAGTCAGTGCACTTGTTGCTTTAGATAGGATGCCTTTACCTACTTCTAATGGATATTTTGTCAATCCACCTAATACATCTAAACCACCAAGTACTTTCCTAGCTAACGCCCCAGGGTCTGAAACAAAGTCCCAGACATCGCCTACCACTTTCTTCATTTTGTTGCCAATGTTTCCAGCAATGCCTTTGATACTGTCCCACATGTTACCAAAGAAGTTAGTACCTTTTTTGTAACGGTATTTTGGTGCTCTTGAACCTTGAAGTTGTGCAGTCTCTTCTGCTGTCAGTACATGTGTTCCTTTTGGTGCATTTAATACTACGTTGCGTCCTTTAGGTATGAAGGCTCTACCATCTGGCGTGATAACTGTTTCTGCTCCACGTCCATCATTAACCATCATTGGCCCATTGATTGGGTGACCACCTTTTGGCGTTCCTTTTGCGTATTGTGGTACGTCCCATTCTGTTAGAGGTTCTGCGCCCAATTTTTCAAGTACCCATGAAGCACCTTTGATGATACCATTCACTGGTTTACCTATCGCTTTAAGTGCTGCGTTGAAAATACCTTTAAATGCTTTTGTGACTGCATTTTTACCATTTGAAACAGCCTTGGCTATTTTATTAGGTAAATCTTTCATCCAGTTAACAACAGTGTCAATACCACCGCTAAATGACGTCTTGATTCCTGTCCATGTTTCTGTCACTGCTCTGGATACGTTAGCTTTTATTTCTCCAAATTTGTTCCACACATTGACAGCCCAACCAGAGATTTTGTCCCAAAGCCATGACATTACTGTCCACCAATCTTTAAACCCTTGTACTAGTCTATCTATAATTGGTTTAACGATACTCCACACTGTCTGAAATGCTTTATTGACTATATTTCTAAACGTTTCGGATTTTGTATAAGCTACTACCAAAGCGCCTATTAATGCGCCAAGGACTATAACGATTCCCCCTGTTGCTAATGATAGCGCACCGAATATAGCAGATACTGCTGATAAACCTTTGATAGCTACAACAATTCCAGTAATAGCTCCTGCCAACCATGTTAATGGTTCTCGATTATCAGATATCCATTGAACAAAGTCTTTTATATCATCCACAATGTTTTCTATTTTTGGAATTGCTTCCTCTATTTTTTTAGTAACTTTATCAATGAACCCAGTGATATTTTCAACGCCTATTTTTTCTATAATACTTTGTAGCCCATTTATTACAGTGGATTTCATCTGCTCCCAAGAACCGCTCAATGTGTCTGTGGAAGTGGCTGCCTTAACTGCTCCGTCATTCATACCTAACTGTACAATTGCTTGGTTGAACTCGTCGGAAGTGATTTGACCTTGCGCCATTGCATCTCGGAAGTTTCCTGTATAAGCTCCGTTTTTCAACATAGCATCTTGTAACAGTCCTGAAGCACCCGGTATCGCATCTGCTAATTGATTCCAGTTTTCAGTAGTTAATTTACCAGCTCCAGCGGTTTGTGTTAACATCATAGCTACTGACTTAAAAGTTTCCTCTGATCCACCTGCTACCGCATTCAAGTTGCCTGCCGCCTTGGTTAGTTCTGTATAGTTAGGAATCCCATTAGATGCCAATTGTGCGGTTGTGTTCAGAATTTCTTCTAAACCATAAACCGTCTTATCGGCGTAGTCTTTCATTTCTTTTTTCGAGCTTTCTATCTGTGACTTCCCAAAGTTAGCAAACTCCATGGTTTTGGAAAACTTCATCAATGAATCCGATGCGTTTACTGCTTCGCCAACCAAGCCTTGCACGCCACTTACTACACTGCTAATAGCGTTATGCGCTAATCCAGCAACTGCACCAAACGAAAATGCGCTTTTTAGCGAGCCTAATTTGTCTTTTAGTCCGTCCAGTTTCCTAGCTGACCTTGTGGATTTGTCGCCAAAATCTTCTATTTTTTTTCCTGATTGATCGCTGGAGCTTTTGAGTGCTTCTAATTGCCTGCTAGATATTTGGCTTTGTCGTTCTAACTTTTCTAGTGCCCTTTTTGCATCTTCGGTTTCATTTGCTGAATCGCCAAACTCATCAGCCATCAGTTTCACAACTTTGCGCTGTTCTTCGATAGCTTTCTCGGATAATTCCGTTTGTTTGGCAAGCCCTTTTTGTTTTGCTTCAAACGCACCAGATTCATCACCAGCGGCTTTCAACGCTTTGACTTCGGCGTTCATTTGCCGTTCATTTTCTTTGATTTCACCAGATAAATCATTGACGGCTGTTTTGGAATACACCAATTCTTTTTTTGTGTCGTTCAACTGGCGACTGTAAGCATTATATTTTGCGGTAGCATTGTTTATCTGTGTGTTAAGGTTAGCAACTTGTTTCGATTCCTCGCCATACTTGCCAATCGCTTCATCACGGCGCTTTGTTAATTCTCTTACTTTGGCATTTTGCCCTTCCATAACCGTAGACAAGTCTTTCGTCTTTTGACTAAGTGCTTCGTATGAACGTCCTGCTGAATCATAAGCCTTTAGATTGGCACGCATATTCGACTCAGCTTGTTTGACTTTCGCATTGATTTCGTCCAGCGTGTTACCAAAATTAGTGCTATCTAAACTAATCCCTAGCTTGATATTTCCTGCCGGTTGTCCTTTTCCTGCCATTATTTACCTCCTTCCTCAAGTTTTACCAAGTCTTCAGCCGATAAAAATTGTTTGATGAAATCAGCACCATCTACATATTCTTCGCCACTCTCCACTTCTCCAAAAAGGTGTAACAAATAATGATAGTCGGCTTCGTCCACATCTCTCATCGTCCAACCTGCTTCGATTAAATCTTTGTAGATTTGATCCATTGCTTTCCTAGCTTCAGAAAAACTTATTTCTTTTTGCTCGCCGTCTGCTTTTTTTCATTGTTTCCCAGTTCATTGATTTGTTCAAAAACACTTTCTAATGCCGGTACTAACTCGCTCGCAGTCAAACCGTCTAAAATAGCATCAAATGTAACTGCTGGATCTTGGAAAATATCTGCTGTAATTGCAATCATTGAATCAATTGCTTCTAAATCAGTTAGGTCTGCTTTTTCCGCTTTCTCGTAAAATTTGATACACTCACGCATTGCACGTGCTGAAATATCTTGTTGTTTGAATGTTTTTTTCTTTCCGTCAAGTTTCAATTGCAATTCAATCATTTGTTTTCCTCCTTGTTTTTACAAAAAAATAAGGCTAGCCAAAAATGGCTAACCTTGTGGTGCTTCAGTTACTGTAACTGTGCATTTTGCTGTTTTGTTTCCTGATTTTGTAGTTACCGTGATATCGGCTGTTCCTGCTTTTGCAGCTGTCACTACGCCTGCTGTGCTAACTGTTTGTTATTTACCAAGTCCTTGAATTTTTGTAAGGTCATATCTTCTGATTCTACGGCTGTTAAGTATACATAGCCACGTTCATCAGAAATGAATTCCCCTTCGATAGAATCGGTTTGCAATTCTACCCCTTTGTCTTCAGCTGTTTTCATGTCGATATCTGGATGACTGAATTTTCCTTTTGCCAATCCCATGAATAAGCGTTTTCCTTCTTTGTTCGCTGTAACCATGACTACCGACACGTAAGGCGCTGCAGTTTCTGAACCAATTACATTTACACCATCCACAGTTTTAGCGCCAATGATTTCGCTGTAAATGCCGTTATCCATTAAGTCTGCCACGTCAAGCGTAATTTTTGGCGACGAAACCCCTTTACTTGCAATGAAGAACGGTACGTTTGAAGCGTGTGTTGTGTTAGAAGTTGCGCCTAATCCAGTAATTTTAGCTTCGATCGCACCGCCTGCAGACTTATCTGCTACTAATTCTTTTAGAGTACCGCCTGCACCTGTTTTTACGCCAAAAATGACGCTCTCAAATCCTACTGTTGCCATCTATTTTCTCTCCTTTTAGTTTAGTGAAATATTTGCTACATATCGTTTGATAATCCGCTTTGCACCTTTCAAGTCCTCGTCATCTGTTTGTTCCGTGTATGCGCATTGCCAACCATTCCCCCTCATAACCTCATCGAGAGTAAAATAAAAGGCATCAACCTCTTTTAAGGTCGACACCCATACATCTACTTGTACGTTGAATTGAATGGTCAAAGGATTATTGCTTGCGAAATCTTCATAGTTGCCGGATATCTCTGTAATTCTGCCAACTGGAAGGCTAGGTACTGTTTGAGCCGATTCCGGAACACTATTGGTGTAAAAATCAATGTTCTTTGTTTTTTCATTGCTATTCAGAATTGAATAGACTTGTGATACTGCCGTTTTCAAAGCCCTAGCCTCCTTTTTACTTCGTCAGCAATGATTTGTGTTACTTGTTTTTCGATTTGCTTTTGTGTTTTTTGTACGAAACCTTTTGGACGTTGTTTGATTGTTCCAAACTCGATAAAGTGCATCCGCCAAGAAACATCTTTGTCATAGCCGACTTCTATCAATCCGTTTTTTACCGAGCTTGTAACCACATGGTTCTTAGCATGTTCTTGCATATACGAACCACGTTTACCGTTTGACTTCGTTCCATCCCAGTAAGGTGTGTTTTGTCGTAACTTTTCTTGAGCGTACTCCCCAGCCTTTCTAAGTGCTGGGCTTTCCACTCGTTGAACGTTCGCTTTTACTTCCCTAAGCGCTTTGTACACTTCGGTTGCATCGACTTCTACACTCATTTTTGGACCTCTTTTGCAATAACAGTCGTAAAGTCCTTCGCGAACTCGCCTTTCGTAATCGTAATGATTTCAAAAAGTTTGCCTCGCCATTTTACTTTCATGTCGTTTTCTAGTTCCGCTTTTTGCTGATAGCGAATAATGAATGTTAGTGTGCCTTCTAACACCGTACCAATGGACGTCTTAATATCGTTCAGGCGTTGTGTCTGCACACTTGCCCAGCAAGTAAGAATGGTTGTAGAAGTCGGGACAACTTGCCCGTCCTCATCCTTAACCGTCGTATCTCGGACAAACTTGATGCGTTGATTTAAATTTCCTGTTTGAATAAGGGGCATACGCTACTCCTCCTCCACAAAAAGCAAATAACTTGCTTTGAGTTGCAAGATTAGGCTTGTAAAACCTAAATCGTACTCTCGCAAGTTCCCACTCACGGTTGCTGATCGAGCGTTGTAATAATGATCTGCTAATTGCAGAATAGCTAAATTAATCAGATCAACCGTGTCATTTTCTTGCTTATAAAAAGAGGGCTTATCATTCCCGATAGCCCCTCTAATGTATGCAATTGCAGCTTGTGCCGCACGGCTTACTTCCACATCGTCATCATCGGTATCAATCTTTAGTGCGTTTTTGATTTCGCCTAAATCCATTTTAGGATCAAGAATCATAAGGAATCAGCTCCTTAACCTTTCGCTGGTGGTTCAATCGGTGTCTCGTTCGCAATAGTTGTAAATGTAGCCAAAACAACCGCTTCATCATCAACTAGTTGCACATCGAAGCGATCGATGACGCGTACTTTAGTGGTGTCTGTTTCAAAAGCTCCACCACCAATATTCGTTGTCAGCAAGCTCATGTTTTCGCGATCATACAATGTAACAGCTTCTTTCAGATCACCAATATACAGTGGATATTTAGGAGTAGCTTGCGTACCTTTGTTTGGCAAGAAACGAGAAGCAATTTTCTTGATTGGTTTACCTAAGAAGGTATATCCAGTTGCAGAAGCTACGTCTTTTTGTAACAAGTAAGATCCATCAGCACGTTTCACTTTATCTAAAACATTGAAGCCATCTTGGTTTGTAATAAACATAGATGTAGCTTCGATAGCTGGATCAAGTTGGACGTTTACGATATCTTTAATTCCATCAACATCTGTAACATCTTTCTTTTGTGCCGCTTTGATTCCATCAATAGCTGCCAAGATTTTTGTATTGCGAGTAACAACTACTTTTTTCGCGATCCATTTAGACAACCATGCCAAAATGTTTTCGGCGGTATCTTTTAGCAAGCTGTTAGTTACTGTGGAAATACCTGCATAGCGTTTGATCAAGTATTTAATTAAGTAAAGTACAGGATCGTCATTTGCTGGGATTTCACCGTCTTCAGTATCCAAAGCAGTCAACGGTGTAATATCAGACCATTTTTCATAAACGCGAGAACCGCTAGTAGTGGTCACTTTTTCAACGTTTACGTATTCTTGTAAGGAGTCAAACCGACGAACCAAAGTATGAATAGTCGTTTGAACATCAACCGGAATAGTCAATCCGATAGCATTACCGGATTCATCCGTATTAGATGTCAAAGTAGCCATAATAGCAGGATCACCATTGACCATCGCTTTAAAGTCTTTGATAAACTTGTTTTTCAAGTTTTCATCTTTTTTATCTAATGGTTCTTTTTTGACGTTTAAGACTTGTTCGGCTTCCATATTTGCCACTTGCTCTTTCAATCCGTCCCGTTTAGCCCGTGCTGCTTTTACTTGTGCTTGCAAACTTACTACATCTTCTTCTGTTTTTTCATCGTCAACCAATGCTGCATTGAGTTGTGCATTTAAGTCAGAGACTTTACTTCCCGCCTCGACCCACGCATTTTTTAATTGTTCTAAATTCATTCGTTTTTCCCTCCATTTAAGGCTTTTAGTTTTTTCTGTAAGAGTGTTTCTTTTTGCGGTGTTTCCGCTTTGAGTATTAAATTTTTCAACTTAGTTACTGCGTTTTTTGGAATAACCGGTTGAGAGGCATTGAGTACCGTTACTGGTGCTTCTGCAAACATAATTTCATCCGCAAAACCTTCCGCTACTGCTGTTTGAGCATTTAACCAAGTATCTTTCGCCATTAAATCAGCAAGTTTTTTCCGATCTAGTCCTGTTTTGATCTCGTAAGCATTAACAATAGATTCATCCACACTGCTTAACATTTCTGCATTGGCTTTTAATTCCTCAGCGTTGCCACTAGTGGTCACCCATGCGTTATGAATCATGATGTGTGCCGTAGGTGAGATTCTAAGCGGTTCGCAAGCACAAGCAATTACACTCGCAGCACTTGCCGCAATGCTCACAATATTTCCAGATACCTTCCCTGGATAGGCGCGGATAGCGGTATATATTTCGCTTGCCGCTAGGACATCCCCACCGTTCGATGAGATATCAAGTTCTACTTCATCCCCCGCTGCTTCTGTAAGAGCGGCAGAAATTTTCCCTGGTGAGATACAATCGATCCCAAACCAGTCATAAAGCCACGCGGTATCGTTATCCACGACATCGCCGCTTAACGTCACTTTTTTCATCCTTCCACCTCCCTTCGGTGCAAACTAAAAAAGCCTAACCGTTTTCGGCTACGCTTTTAGACGAGGTTGTTTTTCTTAATGTTGGATCCATATCGATTGGATATAGGTCTCCGGAAATATGGTAATCATCCATACCGGTTTTATTTATTGGCTGCAAGTCCTCAAATCTTCGAACATCATTGGCAGAATATGCTCCGCCTCGCCGCATAATTTGATAGAATTGGCCTCTTGGCTGAGTATCAGCTCTTAGCAAACTTGCGATATTAAACTTGTATCGATAACCCTTAGCTTTTTCAGCTCTCGATAGTGTTTTCTTATTTAGTTCCGCTTCATATTGATTAACGGTCGGTACTAGATTGTATGTCAAAAACTCCATATTGAGCTGTTCCTGTGAAGAGTAACTCGACTGGTTATTCCCGATGAAATGTTCCGGCACGTTGTAGACCATCGCGATTCTGGAGCGAGATATTTTATCAGTATCTAAAAGCTTGCTGTCTACCAGCTCTCGTTGTAAACGTTCGATTTCTACACCGTTTTCTTCCACAAGTAGTCCACCGTTTTGTCGATAAAAATCAGCAATGTTTTTAACTGTAGCTTTTTTAGCTTCTTCATCCATATTGCTAGCAAACTTAACTTTTAGCCCTTCATTACTTCCTTTAAGCTGACTTAAAGAGATTTTTCGGACTTCTCGATCATATCCGAGGGTATTCGTTAATACTTTTGTGGGGTCTGCACCTTCCAAGCCGCCAAACCTCGGTTGTTTAAAGTGGAGCATTTCCATGTAATGTACATAGATAACTTGCTTGTAACTGCCTTTGTCAGTCGCAGTTACTTGGTAGTAAAGCTCCCCGCTATCCATATCAATCACTGGATGGCAAGCACCAGGTTTTACTAACGCCATATCTGCTACTTCTCCATTGATATTTCGGAAAATCTGCACATACGCATTCCCTTGGTAGTTTCTCAAAACTTCCACGTCCCGGAAAAAATCAAACTTTGTAAAATATCGAGGGCCTTCGCTCAACAAGTTGTATGCAGGACAGTCGTCCGGTTGGCCAAACTCCACATCTATCATTTTGAGAGGGAGAGACGCAAAAACGTTCGATACACGGCTAATTACGGAAAAAATCCCTTCTGATATTTCATCTTTTCCGACTAAATGCGGTATCAATACCGGGTCATTCAAAAAATACTCTTGTTTGCTCGCTTTCGGCTTCGCTCGGCCAAAAGAACGCAAACGATCTAAAATACTCATTCCTCCACACCTTTCTTACATATTCATTAAATCGGAAATCGAGTAATAGGTTACTTTCCCGGTTCCGACAGGATTAACCAACATATTCAACACTTCGGCGTGGCTGTTCAAACTTGCTGCAAAACCATCTATTTTTCTACTCTTGGACTGCTTAGACGGCATCCAGTTTGAGTTGCGATCCATCACCAGCTTGACGTTGGATAGATACCATCGGTAAAGCTTGGAATTGTTGAAAATCACTTTGCCGTCCAATAGCATTTCCTTGAAGTTTTGCATCGGACCACCTAGCGATAGAAACCCTTGACGGATCTCGGCAGTTTCAAATCCTGCATTTTCTAATTCCTTGTTCAGCCGCAGTGCTTTAGCCTTGTCGTAATTGATTTTTACAATGTCGTAGATCTTTGAATTTTCCACAAACCAGTTCAAGACGTATTCATAATTGACGTAATCACCAGGAATAATCGTTAAATCCCCCGCCTTTTCCCACACTTTGATACGCTCCTGGTTATTATCTCGATCATATCTAGCTTGCGGGATCCATGTATGTTGCAAAATGAATACCTCGCCGGTTTCAAGCGGGAATTCTAAAACAGCTGCGGTAAAGTCTTCTGTTTCGGACAAGTCAAAACCACCGACACACTTTTTGCCTTCGAGCGTTTCAATGTCAATGGTTTTATTGTTTCTCTTAATCGTTGGCATATCGACAAATGACAGCTCATCGATATCGGAAAACAGATTAAACTGTTTCGTAATCCAATCGGCGTATTCTTTCGGGTCCTTTTTGTCTTTTATATAATCGTCAATCATGCCGACAAAATTCATTAAGCAGATATTCGGATTGGCTTTAATCCACATTCGTGGGTCATCAGCTTCTTCCGGCTTATCTAATTTCGCTAAATAGTAAAACGTCCGCTCGTCTAGATTGTCATCTAGATGTTCCAAACAATCCACGCCTTGGTCGTAGTAAGACATTAAGGGACCGTCTAGCACGTAGCCAGCAGTCGTAATATACACGATTAACGGTTGTTTTCGTGTTCCACGTGATTTCTTGATTACATTGATTAGTTTGTAATCCGTAAACTCGTGGATTTCATCAAAAATACCAAAGTGTGTATTGAGTCCGTCAAGCTTTCGGCTATCCGACGCCCGCGGTTCCATTTTGGAAAACGCCGACGCATAGTTAATGGACGATCGTTTTGGCTTTCCAAATTTTTTGAACAATGCAGGCGATTGTTTAACCATTTCTGACGCTTTATCAAACAACAAACTTGCTTGGTCTCGTGCGTTAGCCAATACATACACGTTAGCCCCTTGCTCGTCATCATAAGCTACCATGTAAGTGGAGAGTCCACTTATAAGACTCGTTTTTCCGTTTTTCCGAGATACGAATATCAAGGACTCACGAAAACGACGCTCGCCGGTGTCTTTGTGTATCCATCCATACATCGAGCCGATGATAAAATGTTGCCAGGGTTGCAAGACAAATGCTTCAAAATCGCCTTCTGTCGGTTTGCATTTTTTCTCAATATAGCGAATTGGTCGATGACCTTTTTCCTCATCGAAAATCCAAGGGAAGTCTTCTGTTCCTTGCCGGTCCAAATCTTTCATGTGGCGTTTGGCAGCCAGAATATTTTCTTTGCTTGCAGGAATACTCCCATCTATCAATCGTTCCGCATACCACGTTGTTAACAACTCTGGATACGCTTGTTTTAGATAGCCTCCCCACGATGCCTGTTCCTCTAAATAGTTCTGCCAATAGTCCACACGTTCGGTGTAGGACATTTCTAAAATATTAGAAGTCGTCATCGTCATCACCGCCATCATCAGCCATTTTAATAGCTAATTTAGCTCTAGCAGAAGGCGATAGGCCTAGGTCACTGCCAAAAGAACGGAGATTCCGTGATGCCGTGTCCATCTGTCGAGAGAGCGGGTTACCAATTAATTCATTAGGTTCGTTAAACGGCTCTCCTCTCGCCTCTGCCTCCTCTTTCGCAAGCGCATAGTTCAACTTGTACTCTCGTTGTAGTTTTCGAAGCTGTTTTTCTAAAGAAACGTATTGCGAATACCAATTGGAGTAGAGAGCCATTGTATGGACGTCCGGATTACTGATTAAATCCACAGACAGCAATTCATCAGCGATAAACTCAAAGGTATCCTTTCCTAGCGAATCTAGCCATAACGGCGGTTTGATTTTGTCAGTAGCCATTTTTAATTTGTCTTCTGCAGCCGCTCGCTTGCGGAGTTCTTCGGTATTCTTCTTATTTGGGTTTCCGTTTAATAATTGTAATTTTGCACTCTTCGCTGGTTGCGGCATAATATCACCTTCTTTCAAAAGATATATTAAAATCGTTATCACAATCCTTATAATTAAGTTATCGGCAGTGCTGTGCCGAAATTTTTTAGGGAGGGATTCCTATGGGAGAACTCTATAAACCCGGCGAAGACAATAAACCAAAAGGAACCTATAAAGAAGTGGGACCTCGTGGTGGAAATGTCCAAGGCGGACGAGAAGTAAAAATTGATCCAGGCGACCGATTACCTCCTACTTCTCAAAAAGGAAACAAATGGACTAAGAAATAGCTTCGTCCAAAGCCGGCTTAAATTGGTCGGCTTTTTCCTTTTTCTCCAAAAAACTTGAAAAGCGGTCTTTTTACGAAGGAAGGACAGCACCGTTCTTCTCAAGCCTTACTCTTTAATCTTTTAGAGTAGGGGGGCTACCTTCATTTCGCTGCAAACTTATCTTTCAGGAGTTGAATACATTTTAACGATATGTGATTTAGGTTTTGGTTTCTTCTTCCCGCCTGATCTCTCTGGATGCTCTCTGTTGTGACAAGCTACACAGATACATTCAAGGTTATCTACGGACCAGAACAGTGACAGGTCTTCCCTCGCCTCGACTATGTGATGGATGATCGTGCCCCTTGTGTTCCGCCCTCGACGCTTGCACTCTTGGCACATGCCGAAGTCCCTAGCTATTACTACTTGCCTTAGGTCTCGCCATCGTTTGGTCTTGTATAGTTTGTCTATCTCGTCTCTAGGTCTAGCTTCTTTCATTTACATATCTCTTTTGTGTCCGATGATTTTTCTATCTAAGTACTTGTTATTATGTGAATCATAATATTCAATAGTGATGTCGTTAGCTCCTTTTGGTACTTGGCATTCATATTCTTCCGTATGCCAATGATAAGTAATATCGACAAGACCTATCGGCATCTCATCCATTCGTTGACCTTTATAGTAAACTTCTGGTACTGAGTCAGTATCTTTTAGTTTGATTTCTAGAAGGTTCGTGTTACTTCCATCATCTAACGCCAATTCATCAATCCTCTTTTTGATTTGTTGCATTACTTTTCTTCTTGCCTCTCCTGTCATTGGTACTACTATCTCATAACCAGTAAACTCGCAAGTAAAGCGTTCAATAGCATAAGCGTTTTGAAGTGGCTTAGCACTAAGAACAGCTGGATTATTGCTATAATAACGATCTACTAATAACTTCCCTATAGGAATGGCATCTAAAGCTCTATCAGTAAACACTAAAGCATCGGGATAATCTTCTTGGATTTTATAAGCTAGATTTGGTGTAGTTACAATGTTATACCCTTCCCTGATATAATCTTTTAATTTCATAGTTTTCCTCCTAAAAACATCTAATAACTTAGCATTGTGTTCAGCTTTAATTGTTTACTCAGCGATGAAATAATTTAGTGCAGCTACTTCATCCATCTTTAACCCCACCAAACTAATGATGTTCATGAATAAGGTAGCTTAGTTTATCCATATCTTTTTCTGTTCTTATCTTCTCAATCAACTTGATGTAATCATAGTTATCATTCATTTGATGTACCTCTCAATGTTTTGTTGAATATATTCGTCTTTCCAATATCCATGACCGCAATATATCAGCTTGCATTTATCCACTTCGTTTGGTGTAGCTTCTCTTAACATTTCGACAATAGAGTACTTCCCTTTGATTTGTACAGAACGCACAACACGCACTGAACAATCATCAATGGTTCGAGGATATTCATTAGTTAGCGATATATACCAATGGTTTCTCATTATGCATCCTTCTCTCTATTGATTAGTAGTAAAAGTTCGCATCGTAAACTCCATTGCCTGTTCTTCATTAAATCCTTGCATAACGAGCTGGTCATAGAAATACTTGGCTTGCTTTGCGATTAATGTTAGTCCTTTTTGAGCTTCATAGAATGTTGCCTCCACAGTTTGATTTGCTTCATTCAATTTAAATAGCTCGCTTAATTGTTTTTCATTCATAGATAAAACTCCTTTCAAAATAAAAAGACCACCGAAGCGATCTATTTTTCTTGGTTATTGATAATAAAAAAGCGTATAAAATCTTTTCCAAATTTTGATATTTTCAATTTATCTTTCGCTTTGAGGCTTATCTTACTTTTTGCAGTTAGTTTTTTCAATTTTTGGTTTCTCTTACCAGACAAAGAATTTAGTATACTTTCTGTAGAGTTTCTAATCTCATCAATTGCAATTTGCAGATTTTTTATGTCTTTTGCAAGTTTGTTATCATATTCATTCTGCATTAATCCTAATCGATATAAGTTCTCTCTAACTGCAACATATTGATCGTAATTAATATCAAACGCCTCTAATAACTCTGTGTAGCTACTATATCCATCGATATCATCAAGTGTATTAGTTTTATATGACAATTTAAGAACTGAAATATCTAAAATGGTCAATTTATCAAGGGTATCAAAATATAAGTATGCCACATCAAAAGATGGATTATCCAAGTTTAAAAATTCTGAATAACCATTGATCATAAATTCAATTTTTTCAGACTGATTAGTAGATTCGATTTTTTGCATAACCATTTCGAATATATTATCTAAAATTTCTTTATTCTCCAAAGTTTGCTTTTCAAATTTTTCCTTTAGTTCTTCATTTCTTTTATTAATAACTTGAACCATGACTTCTAAATTTCTTATTTTTTTACTCGTCCTGAACTCCGTTATAGCTCCGCCAATACCAGGTATTAAACTAGCTCCATAATCAATCAATATATCACCACCTTGCCTAGCAATTTCGTTTGTTAATAATGGTAACGCGTTTTCTTTTAGAAAATCTTTTCCGTGTTCGGTTACTACTGATAAAACATTTTCAAATAAAAAATTTTTTGTTGCATCTACTTTTTCTCCCATAATCGTTAATCTCCTTTACATATATCTATACTTAAAGGATAACTGATTATATAAATAATAAAAAGACCACTCAACGAGTGATCTAATATGTAATAGTAACCTACACACAGACAAGTCTAATACTTCCTGCGCCTACCCACTTCCTCAATACCTCGGTTGCTAGCGGTTTTACTTTCGGGATCTTGTACCGCAAACCCAAAGTCGCTGGAGTGGGATTGCACCACTCATGTACTAGTCCGCTCTAGTTTTGTACAAGGTCCCAGTAGTGCGCCGTACGCAACCTACCTTCACCTTTGCGTCTCTCTACTTCCGCCACAGCGACACTATAAAATTATTCTTGGCTGCTACTATTTTTTATTTTGCCCATTTTTAAATCCAATCATATAGACATTAAGACAGAGCGCAAAAATTGAAATTATTAATGGAATCATTTCTCTTCACTTACCTTTGGTTATCGTGTGAATAATTAAAAAAACAATAGACAGCAACGGATGATAGATAATAAGAACAATTTAGAAGGAGTTGAAATTCACATCCTTATTCTTAATATTTCCGCTGCTGTCTATCGAAGCTTAATTGTGAAACAATAATAAAACGATGTTCCTTTTATTATTATTTTGTCTCAGACCTATCACTAATCTTTCGACACTATCATAATACAACATTGAATAGGTAAGTGATTGGTATAAAAAAGGTATAAAATGGAAACCAAATGGGTAATAAAAGGGTATAAAAAATGTAAAAACTGGCTACTTGAAAGCAACCAGTTCTAACGATGAAGCAAATTGAATGATAATCTTGTTTGATTCTAGCTTGACAGATTCTTCACTCGTGTTATTTCTTTGAGCAGTTACATAAATGGGCAGACCATTGATATAACGATCATAGAATATCTTCTTGCGCCTTTCAGTCACATCAGGCTTATGCGGATGCTGTATCGCTGAATAGCCTCGAACAAACAATTTATGCAGATACTCAAATTCTTCTTGTGCTTCTTCTTTATCGATCAGCATTCTTTCTGCTTCAAATATATGATCAGCTGTAGAAGATGGAACCAAGGAATAAGATGCTGTCACTTTTGGTTCTCGAGGTTGACCTATCCTACATCTAGCTGACAGATATGCTGAAAGAAAAACACCAACATTATGTTTTGTGCGATCCATATCCACATCTTTTGCCTCTGGTGTCTCATACTTCTTTACATCGAAAAGTACCATCCATTGATTCCTCCATTTATGATATAATAATTGTGTCAGAATTATTAATTAAGGTCGGAGGAATCCGGCTTTTTTTATACCCATGCTTATGCTAAGCTTTTCAAGTAGCGAGGTTGCACTCGTTACCCATATACATGTTGAGCTATCTGGCGGAAAACAGATGGCTCACTATTTCAATATTCTGCTAAGGACAGCCAGTGGTCGGCTGTCTTTTTTATATTTTAATGAGAAGCCTTACTTATTTTTTTATCTTTATTACGAAAAATGATATTATCTATTGATAATAAAGCGTATAGGAGATGGTTGAGTGACTATGTGGAGCATGCTGTTATTTTGGATTCCCGTTTGTATTGGTATCGTCGCATTTTGTTACTTTGTCAAACACTCTAGAACAAATAAGCTCCTCATGTTATCTTTTTTACCTATAGTATTTTTTATTGTACAAATTGTTAAATATACCTATATTGAATCGCAAGAAATATTCATTTTTTATGTGGTAGGTTTATTTATCTCTGTGGTCTTTTTCATAATGATACTTTCCTATTTTTATAAAAAATAAATTTTTCTCTTAGAAGTACATTTTTTCGCTGTTTATATAGCCTTCATATCCACTAATCGAACAACTGCAATATTCGCTTTGCTCTTCGCTAGCTCTTTGTCACAGTCCATCGTATTCTCAATACGAATAACTGCTGAATGATTGTAGACGTGTTCTACATATCCACGAAATGGATAGATGAACCCTTCTGCTTCGCAGCGAACCACGTCACCGACTTTGACTTTTGGTTTCTTACGTGTTTTAGGATTCTTTGTCGGCATGTCTAGCATTAAACCGCCGATACCATGACTACTAGCGTAAAAGCCGTCTTTTAATTTCATTCTTTCTCCTCTAATTTACGATCATCACTTAATATCGAAATTCCAAACTTACGAATAACATCACTTGCAATAGCAACACACTGACTTGCCACTTTATATGTTTCTTCTACAGAAACTCCGTATTCTTTTTCAAACTTTACCTTTAACACATTCAGTTCTTGTTTTCTTAGTTTTGCTACTCTGCGGTGTCTGGTGTTCATTGTCAATCAACTCCCTTTTTTCTTTTCTATACTTAATGGTATTTTTTTGAATTTTTATTTATAATTAATGTATTAAGATAACGGAGGTAAGCTCATGGACCCATCATCTTTTTTTCCAATTTTATCTGGTATGCTTGGCGGAGCAGCTTCAGCTGGGGTCTTTAAAGGACCGATACAGACATTAGAAGATTGGTGGTATGTTAATTTTGGACACGCTACTAATGAAAGAGCTGAAATGCTACGCGCTAAACAAAGTGCAAATATCGAAGCTTACAAGAATCAATTATTAAAAGAAGCTTCTTCAATTAATCCTAAAAATCTCAAGGAACCTGAATTAAAAATTTTAGGTCCTGCCCTTGAGGCATCTAAATATTATATAGATGATGAATCTCTTAGAGAGATGTTTGCAAAATTAATTGCATCCTCTATGGACAAATCTAAAAAATTCACAGTGCATTCCTCATTTGTTGAAATAATAAAACAGATGGAACCTTTAGATGCTGAAAATCTGCTGGCTATTCATTTAAACGAAGATATATATGAAATAGCTAAACTAAATATTATGTTTGAAACAGGTGGTTACAAAGAATATCAATCTCCTCTTTTTTTAGGAAATAAAAATCAAAAAAATCAAAAACTTCAGGCTTCCTCACTAGCTAATTTGAACAGACTTGGACTTGTTGAAATAACTTTCTCTGAATGGAAAAATAATAAAAAAGTTTACGATATTTTTAAAGATACTCTAGAATACAGTGATTGTTTAAAAGAAATTGAAAACAACAATAATCAAGTTAACAGTATTTTGCAGAAAACAGACATCCCTGAAATGATAAAACAACAATATCAAAATATGATAATGTCTGAACCTAAAATTGCCCATGGCTTAGTTAAAATGACTCCCTTTGGTAAAAATTTTTGTGCTACTTGTCTCTAGACAAGTAGTTTTTTATTTGTTTTGTTTCTTCATCGAAAAACTTTTCCATCCATTTGTTAAACATCCTTATGTGCCATTTCACCATGCTAAAAGAAATAATAAAAGAAGTTATTATAGAGACTAAAATGATTATTACCAATTCATTCATCCTTCCGCCACCTCTTCCACTGGTACAGCAAATGGCCAGTATCTTTCATCAATTTCTTTTATTTCTGATTCCGTAAATTTCATATCATCAAAATCGTTGTTGTCTGCAATTGTTATATTTCCTCTATCATCT